CTGCCCGCCCCGCAACTCTGGTGGACACCGCCGCTGCAGGCCGAACGGCACGACGGCAACGACCTCGCGTGGACGCCCGACGACAACCCCGGCCCGCCGCTCCGACGTTTTGAGAATCCGTGGGTCGTGAGTCGGTGGACGCCCTCGCAGGGGCGCGGCACCTACTTGCCATTGGAGGAACCGGAGGGGCTGCAGCCGGTGGTGCCGCCGCCGATTCCATGGGGACGGCTGCCGATCTTCGAGGAGGGCGACTACGCGCCTCCGGTCACGGCGACGGTGGAGGACGATGCGCCCCCGGTGGGGCTGGTGTGGCCGGAGGCGCGTTCGGGGCAGGCGGCGACGGACGATGGGAATGACCTCGGCAACCTGCACCTATTCCCGACCGTTGACGAGGACTTCCCCGGCCCGGTCGCCGCGCCGTTGCTCTGGCCGGTGCCCCCGCCACAGGCGATGGTGGATGACGGCAACAGCCTCGGAAACCTTCACGCGCTTCCAACGGTAGATGAAGACTTTACGGGGCCGCTGCCCGCTCCCGTCTTGTGGTCGGTTCCCCCGCTGCAGGCGACGGCGCTAGAGGAGAATTGGGTCGCGCCCCCACTGTCCATTGGGACCGACGAGGACCATCCGATTGTTCTGCCCGCGCCGTTGCTCTGGACGGTGCCCCCGCCGCAGGCGCTCACCGACGACGGGATGGCGCTTGGCAACCTGCACCTCTTCCCGAGCGTTGATGAGGATTTCGCGGGGCCGTTGCCCCGGCCCGAACTCTGGACGGTGCCCCCGCCCCAAGCGCGGGCGATTGACGAGGATTGGGTTACCCCACCGACGTTCATCGGGACGGATGAGGACTATCTCCTGGTCCTGCCCGCACCCGCGCTCTGTCTGGTGCCGCCCGTTCAGGCGATGGCCGACAGCGGCATGGACATGGGGAACCTCCATCTCAATCCCGCGATTGATGAGGAGCCGTCCGGCCCGCAGCCGCAACCGCAGTTGTCGTGGACGCCGCCGCTACAGGCCACCATAGATGCTGGAAACGATCTATCATGGCTGCGCGACGAGGACTTCCCCGGACCCCGCCCTCGCCCCGACCTCTGGCCGGTGCCGCCATGTCAGGCCGTGGCGATTGAGGAAACGTGGGTAGCTCCGACCCCGACGATTGGCACCGACGAAGATTATCTACTGGTTACTCCGACCCCGGCCCTCTGGCCGGTGCCTTCGGTGCAGGCGCGGCTGGATGAGGGGAACGACCTCGGCAACCTGCATCTCAATGTTGCGGTAGACGACGACGCGACGGGATGGCCCGTTGTCCCAACGGCAAGTGCCCAAAATACGCTGTTCACGCCATGGGATGACCCAATCATCGTTAGCGTTGTTGAGGACGACGCGAGCGTACTCCACCGTCCAATCTGGGCTGCCCAGTCACTGTGGCTGCCCCCGCCAGATGAAGATTTTGTTCCGTCACTCGCGGTGGACGAGGAAGGGTGGCTTTCCCCGGCGAGCGTGTCGCCGTCGAACGTCACAATGTTGTGGTGGGACGATGGCAATGCTGTCAGCTCGCTGTCCACGGTTGAGGAACACGACGGAACCGTCTGGCCGTCCCCGCGTCTGTGGCCGACACCCCCTCCACAGGCCGTGTGTGACGAGGGGCTGATAGCTTTCCCTCGCTACGACGCCCTATTGGGATTTGTGGTCACAGTGCCGAGCCTCCTCTCTCCTCTCAATACCGTCTCGGCGTTGGGGGTGATCCCGGTGACGCTCCCGGCGATGTTGGGGCAACCAAACATCATACCGGCGCTGAATGGAAACGTGGTTACGCGACCCCCCTTCGGTGAAACCGGGGCCTTAAAACCTTGAGAGGACACCATGCAAGCACTGATTTTCTTTAAGCTCAACGACACACTCGTGGAACTTCGATCCCTTCGATTTGCTAGCGATCCTGTCGGCACGTACGTCACGACCGGCACGATCACGGCGGATGTGTACGATACCGTCGCGGCGGCGGTGATTAGCGGATCGGCTATTAGTTTGTCCTATGTGGCCGCGAGTACAGGTCTCTGGCGTGGCACCTTGCCCTATAACATTACGTTGTCGTCTACCGGAACGTATATTCTGCGGGTGACAGCGGTGTGTAGTGGCGTCCATGGATACTGGGAGCCCACGTTGTCCCTGCAAACCCAGCCAATTATATGAGCGTCTGGTGGGCGGTATTTGAACGAATCAACTATGCCAAAACCCTAAAACAAAAGAGGGGGCATGGCCCTGTCCCTTCTCCAATTTATCGGATTCTGGGGAGAGTGCAGGCCGACGACAGGGATAGGGCAACCTCTCAGGCTTTATTCAAATGGGGAAGACGAGCAGCGGTGATTCGATCTGTGGTGTCCATACAGCAAGATCTCTATAAACTATTCGAGGTTCCTAATGAAGAAACCTTTGTCGTACCTGATTGTGGCACTAATGGCGATAATTGTATACGCCATTTGGATGCGCCACCATTTCTCAACGGAGCAAATAAAGTGGAAGGCCGAAGTCAGGGGGATTCTGATATCCAACGATTCACTTCACCTGTGGATAAAAAAACAAGATAGCTTTCTTGCGGCTGCAGCTGTTGCAGTGGACACGGCTGAATTCATGCGGAGAACCGTGGAACAGCGATTGATCAACCTTCGCTATTCCGGAAAGATCCTCAAGGACTCCCTTGGACATCTGACCCAAGCTTTGGACTCGATACCCATCTTGGTGTCTTTAATCGAACTGGAGGGAGAAAGAGCCGACACCGCTGAGTCACTGGCCAACCAAAGAAAGACTTCGATATCAGAATTACGGTTATCTCTGGACACTGCTCGTGTGGCAATCAGAAGCTTGGATTCGATGAACGCTAGATTAAAACGTCTGGTGATCAGTGCTCCCTTGGAGCCCCTCAGGCCCAAAAAATGGCTTGGGATACTAAATCCTCCCAGCACGATCATGGGAGCGGGGCTGTACATAAATGCAAATAAACAAGTAGGAGGGGGCTTGTTCTTCGGGTTAGGATGGAGTCTCTGATTCCTCCTCTTTGGTCTGACGCAACACACCTTCAATGACTTCTTCATGGGACTCCAGAGATCGGAGTATTTTCCAATCGATGGAATTCTCCACCATGAGATGGATGTACAGAACTCTTCTTTTCTGATCCGGCCCTCGTACCCGTTCTCTACTCTGAATGTAGTCGGTTAAGGAATGGGTCAAACTGTAATAGATGACCACTCTCGATCTTACAAAATCCCTTCCCTCTGCGGCGGATTTGATCTGGGCAAGAAGGAATCTACTTCCACCGGACTCCCATTCTTTCACTTCGTCCACGCCATCGTAGCAACGAGAAAAAGACTCCCCCAGCGTACTTAGGAGCCCAGCCAACCGGTCAAGATCTCGGGTAAATCGAGCATACACTACTACTGGCTCCTGTTCCTCTAGGTCTTTCATGCTGTCATGAAACATCGTGATCTTCTCTTCTCCCAGATTTTGCTCTATCCCGTCATCGGTCTTGATGAATCCACTGGTGATCTGCTGGAACCTGACGATCTTAGTTAAGGCGTTGGCTACTGTCACAGTCCCATTGAGAACTCCAGCAGAAAAGCTCTTTTTTAAATCGCGGTAAATTTTGGCGGATGACGGTTCCAGTGCGGTTTCTCGAATGTCAGGGGGGAGATTGTCCGGAATATCTAGCACATCCTCAGATCGCACACGGAAAGAGTGTTGATAAAACTTCGAATTCAGTTCTCCCTCATTTTGATACCCGATCACTTGTCGCATCATGAATCCCCCCATAACGGCGTATCGGGACCTAAATCGAGAAAAATTGGTTCCGAACACCGTGGAATCCATAAACCGGTACTGCCCATAGATATCCAAAGGAGAATGGGCCATTGGAGTGCCCGTCAGGCATAACCGATGAATGGCGGTCCTGCCGATATTAAAAATAGCTCTTGACGACTTTCCCCCGGGGGCCTTGATTCGATGAGACTCATCACATCCCACCACGTCCCAATGTTGTTTTAACGCCCATGAAGTAAAAATGGGCCTCCAAGCGATGTCGTAATTTACAACAAACACCATCACAACGTCTGCACTACAATGAGACAGCGACTCTTCGGCCAGTTGTATCCGTTTTGAGATCGGCAAGGATTTTCCTTGCTGAGCAGACAACAGGATGACCGTTACTTCCCCCGCCTCGGGGTGCCAATGTCGATTGAATTGGTCAACCCACACTGAAGCAACAAATCGGGGACAGAGAATCAGGATTCGCTTGGCCCCCCAATTCATTATCAAATCGATGGTGACCTTTGATTTCCCGGTCCTCGGAGCCATAGCCAACATGGTGTGATTCCGGGGAAAAGCATAGTCAAAGGCTTGTTGCTGATGCAGCCATGGTTCAGTTTTGTAAATCACCAAACACCAGCATCTCAGCTTCGTCTGCGGAGTGGACAGTTCCAGTTATGGCTCCCGCCTTTTCCCACATCATCAATCTCATCTGTTGAACGGGGGTGGCCTTCTTTCCGGGCTGTTTAACTTCCAATGCCACGGTGCGTCCAGACGGGGGAAGACAACCGAGAAGATCGGGCTCTCCGGTTCTCATGTATGCTGTCACGTGGACTTTGATTATCTCCACTCCCCGATTTCTCAAGCGTTTTAGGATAGTCGAAGTGATGGAAGTTTCAAGTGGGCTCATGGGGATCGATCCCGTCTGAGAAGGTCCTTCTGCAAAACCCTGAACCATTCGATGTCTGATTCCCAGCTGATCTGTTGATCTATCCAACCGGTCTGCTTGACATGTTTAGAGACTCGTTTGTACTCCCGGATTTCACCAGTAACTCTTACCATTGGGACGTACACCCACCACGGGAGCAGCGCCACGGCCAGTTTATCAGCCGCGCAAAGATCAGATACCGGCTGTCCCAGCATCTTCGCCGTAGTCCGGGAGTGTAGAAGAGTGAATTGCCCCCATCGAGTGCCGAACAGCTTTTTGACAATAGCGGCTCCTCGGAATGGATGAAGTTCCCCCTCGGGTCCGTCCATATTGGGGCATCTCCAATAGCCCCAATCGTGTACAAAGAAAGAAACCCACAGTCGGGGATCCCACGGGAAACCGTACAATCTGTTCCATGCAATTGCCACCATCAAGGGATGAAGAACGAATTGATGGGCGCCGAAGAGGAGAGAACGCGTCCCTATCCTCATAACTTTGGCCTGTCGTCCATCTCGGGATGAGTACGTTCCAATTCCATGAGAGCCAGAGCACAAAACGCCACAGCGGCCAGATGGTGATTTCTGTCTTCAAAATCCCGAGATTCCCCCTTCCACCATGCCCACGCGTGTCGCAACATAGCGGCAAACATTCTCCCGTAGGGCATTCCTCTTTCCCAATCTCGATCCCCGTACTTGTTGGCTCCTAGAGTGATGGTGAAAACCAACTCTTCCAGCGGTAAGACCGGAATGAGATCAAATCTGAGTTTGCCCCCGTCATTCTTGGCAGCGCTATTTCCCGGAACTTCCGAAGCCACGGTCCCCCCTCGAACTAGAAGTTAGGTCTTGTACTCTGCACCATTCCACAGAGGGAACCGGGAGAATAATCAGCTGAGCCAATCTGCGTCCTTTGTCAACGTGGACTGTGTGTTCTCCCGGGTTATACACTTGGAAGAAGAGTTCTCCCCGATATCCTGAATCTATGACGGCCTCGATGACCTGCAATTGATGGACCCTGAAAGTGGAACTTCTGCCCATAATATGGCCGTAATACCCGTGGGGCAGAGCAACAGATACTCCGGTTCTGATGTCGGACAACGATTTGGGGCCTACGGCAAACGTGTCGAATGAGAACAGGTCCCATCCAGCATCCCCGGGATGGGACTTGGTTGGTCTCTCCCCCTCGCCGGTCCAATACAGTGTCACGTTGTCCATCATAGTCTGATTCCCCGGTCTACGATTTTCCAGCCATGGCCCCCGGTCCCGATGAGAGAAACCGGGACTCCGGACATGGATTCTAGGTATTTTACGAAAGACTTGGTTTTGACACTCAGATCCCCAAATCGAGTCTTTCCCTCGTCAGCCGGGTTAATGTAGTCGGCAAACATGAGAGCGATAGAAGTGGGAGCGTTAATCCGAACTGCCGCCATGAAAAGGTCGTCGTCCCACTCCCCTATCCTTCTGATCTTGCGGGTAACGGTGGTCTTCTCTTCAACCTCTTTGCCTAGTCGTTTGGACAACTCCGCCCATGTGATTTCATTCTTGAGAGGGCCAGAATTCCCGGCTACTCTTATCGGGTGGCTTCTAACCACCAAAACGGTCCGGTTTATGAATCGCGGGGGAAGGCCGATATCCGCCGCCATCTGTGAGGCGTTGGTGTCGGTACTGGTGACATAAGGCCATGGCCCATGGATCAAACTGAGTCCAGCCCCCTGTGCCCCCTCAAGCAGCGTATTCTCTCCTCTTTCCCTAGCACCGAGGATGAGATGGTGCACATTGTCCATCAACAAATCGGAAGCTGACCACAAAGCTCCTCCGTAGAGCTCTGCCGATTGATAGGCCAGATTGAAGAAAGAGGAATCTCTACGAATCCGAGCCATCCGGGCTGCTCCTACTCCTTCGCCTGTGGACCCTATCCGTTTGTGCATGTCCCCTCCTGTCCCGCCTTCTTCCATGTGGTGCCGGTCGTCCAGAACTCCGGCCCGAGAATCGATCTTGAGCCGTTTTAGGATTGAGGGATCATAAGGAAGAATTTCTTCGACCTCCTTCACCAGTTGAGAGAAACTGACCAAGGCCCCACGACCGATTATCAGTTGAGCTTTGGGGTTAATCCATCCTACTGGAACCACTTGCTGCTTGAATACCGTGTCGGCATGGAAATGGCTGTGTCCCGCTTGAACTGATCCGACTCGGACATGGACTGCATATTTTTTGGCCAAATGGTTAACCACGACTCCCTTGCCGCAGGACCCGTAAGCCCCATCCACAACCGCTGTAATGTCTCCTCTATGCTGTCTCGGCATGAACAACTCCCCATGGTTCAAGTTTTCCCCATCGATTTCCAGTCATCACATCCACTCTGAGGGGAACGCTGAAATCCCCGATATTTTGCATGATGCCTTGGATGATTGGGAGATACTCTTCGGTACGCTCCTCTGGAGTTTCGAACAAAATAGAATCGTGCACCTGCAACAGCATTCTAGTTCCCGTCAAAGGCCCCTCCCGCGCCATCCTGTCAATGGAAGTGATGGCGTATCGCATAACCTCAGCTACTCCCCCCTGAATCAGATTGGAAAGAGCTTTATGGGGTTCTGCCTTGGAACAGTTGTACCGTCTAACCCGTCCTGTCCACATGCGGATGTATCTGACATCCTCCGCCTTCCTCTGCATGTGGTAGTACAGACGACGTGATCCCGGATGATCGCGGTGGTACCGGTCAAGGTATTCCGTGGCTAGAGAAAGCGGGATCTTGAGTTTGGAAGCAAGTCCCGCTGATCCTAACCCGTATTGCGTCCCTAGGTTGATCCTCTTGGCAGCATCCCTGGGAATGCCCAATGCCGTAGCCACCTCCCCATGGGTGTCCCCATCACGTTCAAAGATATCAGCTAAAATCGCATCCTCGGAGTAATGGGCGAACAGCCGAATCTCGGCTTGAGAGTAGTCCATGTTCGTCAGACGGTATCCGGGCCGAGCAACGATCACGTCCTTTACCTTGTATATTTCAGTCTTCCTCGGCACCGCTTGTAGATTCGGGCTGTTGCAAGATGGTCGTCCCGAGATGGTTCCGTGGAGGAGAAAGTTAGGATGAAGAAATCCGTCCTCCCCCAATTTCTCCAACCATGGGAGATAGTAGGTATTGCTCACCTTCGCCCATTTTCGGTAATCCCGTAGCAGCAACGCCTCGGGGTGATCCTCCCCGATCTCTTCCAGTACTTCTTCAGCCGTGCTGGCTAAACCAAGCCACGCTTGCAGTTGTTTGGAGCTTCTTGGATTGATTGAGTACCCGGCAGCGGCACAAATCCTGTTATACAGGTCCGACTCTTTCTCTGCGGCCTCTTTCACGTACTCATGAATGAGATCGATGTCAAGAGCTAACCCGTGACGTTCCATTCGATACGTCGCTAACATGTACTCATTGACTTCCTGCCAGAGATCGAGCAATTTCCAATCCCGTAAAGCCGTGACGTAAACCTGCCGCATTCTCTCCGTTAGCACCACATCCTGTGTGGCATAGGGCTCCACCTCAGCCGCCAGCAGACGTGAGATGTCGCCCTTGGTCATCCCTCGGTCTGACAACATTTCTGTCAGTCCCCGTTCGGCGGCTGCGGCCTGTGGGTCAATGTAGCGGGCGGCAGTTTCTTTGAGTTTGAAATTGGGCTCATTCTCATTCATCAAATGGGCTGCCAGCATCACGTCTTCCGCCGCATGTGGTTCCTTCATCCCGTCCCGCTGCAGCATCCCAAGATCGAATTTGTAATTCCACCCGGTGTGAATTACTCCCGGGGCGGACAAAGCTTCGATCAGACTCCGGTATTGGTCCGGAGTTAGGTTCTTTTCCGCTTCATGTTCCCCCTCTGCATGGCGAATGGGGAAGTACATCGGCCTAACCTCCTCCTCCCCTCCCCACACCGCCACACCGCACACTCTGTCCTGTTGATACACTTTCAGTCCTGTGGTCTCTGTGTCCACAATGAGGCGGGGGAACCGCCCTAAATCCTCTAGGGCGGTCCCGAATTTTGCGCGTGTTACAAGCATGGTGTTGCCTCAGAAGGAGGGTTTGCCCCCACTGCCCGTGATCAAAGTGCCCGCCCCCTTAGGATGGGGGAGTACCTTGGTGACTTTGGCGGTCTTTCGATCCCGGTACATGTCGTCATCAAGAACGATGAGGGCTCCTCGATTGAGAACTTCGGTCTTCTTGAAATTGATGATGCCGCCCGAGGCGTCGGCCAGACCGAGAGCCATCATTGTTTCAGTGACCTTCCACATGGCGTTTGGTGTGATCGCCAGATGCACGTCCTTGTCGAGTCCTGCGAATTCGCCTTCCACAATCACAAATGAGACCACCCACATGGGATTGCCGGAGCTCTTGGCCCTGCTCTTGATGATATCCACCACTTTGGCAAGATACTGCCCCGGGGGGGCATACTTACTGTCCTGATCGTTGGGCGGAAGCTCAGCGGAGAACTCGTCGCCATCGGAGGGAGCAGGTCTACCAAAATCCGGCTTGGGTCCAGTCATCTGGAACTCCTTGGAGTAGTCTCCCCTTAAGTGGTGACAACAACCGGAGCGGGGGAGGACCGCTCAGATTCTACAAAGATGCGATAAATGTCGGGCAGGTTAGGACTGAGCATCAGAGGACCAATCGCCTCTGAGAATTTCGGTCCCCGAGTCTTGGCCCGCCACGCGCCTTGATTGCGAGTGAGTGCCTTGAATTTCTGATCGTCGGCGTCATAATACGTAAACCACACCATGTCCATGTAGCCCATCATGCTAACGCAGAGCTTCTGTGTCAACGAAGGCAACACTATCTGGGGTTCAGCCCCTTCAACCGGGCCACTGCTGCTGTCGCTCTTTCGATACACGTACTTGGCGAGCGCCGTAACGATGAAATTCGCCGGGAGGTCCTTGAATCCTCGAATCAACCTCTTCAGCTGTACGGTACTCTTGCCGTAATCGTCTTGCCAAATCTCGTCCCGTTCACGCTTGTCGCCCTTGCCTCGGGCCTTGAGCAACGCCGCAGCGGTAATCTCCTCCAGATTGAGTGTTTGGAGTTCGGTCACAGAGTCCAATACGACTGTCCTCACGTCCTTCAGAGAGCCCTGCGCCAGCATGAATAGCAGCTCTTCCACCTCGTCGGTTCTGTGAATGTCTAGCGCTTGCAGATCGCCTCGGTGCGCTACCGAGAGTAACCCGCCCTCGATATTGGCAAAAAGGACGTTCTGCATCTCTGGTACATCCTGGGCTGTTGACGCCAGAGTGGTCTTCCCACTTCCGGGGTCTCCATAGAGTGCCATGTTGAAAGTGGGGGCCTCTACTGCCACCCGATAGATGCTCGGTTTCATCAGTTTTCCTCGTCGAATTGCATTTGTTCGACCGTCAAGGGTATGAACTCGCGTGGATTGTTGAAGTCCACGTATGAAGTGGACAACAGGAATTCGGTGTCCTCCCCCTTCAACTCCGCCAGACAGAACTCTTTGACCCTACAGCCTTTGCAGTTCCAAGCGTTCAGGCTTCGATGTGCCGGGGATTTCCGTTCCCGATGCATTGCCTTGGCAATCGGGGTCATCACGGTGTCCCAGATGCGTCGGGCGGAATCGAGAGAGCGATAGGTGCGCGTGATCCGAGTGAATTCAACATCAGCCAATTTTTGTTGCATTTCGACGTACTCCATCGGATCCTGCCCCGCCGCGATAACGGCATCACGGTATGTCGGCCAGTCCGTTGCAATACGGGCTCTGCTAACACTCCCGTCTTTGTTAATTGCGGGTTGGTGTGGGATGTCATTACGAATCTGCCAAGTCAGATGGCCGTTCGCCTCCACCCCGTAGTGGTTCAGCAGGTACTGATAAATCGGATGCTGGATGTTTGTTTCTTCGTCTTCAATCGGGGAGAAGGTGCCACGTACTTTGAAATCGGTGAGCCAGACTCCCCCATCTCGCAGGTCCTCCAGCACGACATCCGGAGTCCCATGCATCCCCGCCCATCCCATCCGTTGCTTGCTGGGGAACCGTTTCGAGATCCCCAGCTCAACTAGTGGGGCTCCCGCTGGCGTGTTCTCATTGGCCCCGGAATACAAGGCTTTGGAATACGGGAGCCTGACTACTTGCCACCGGTCCGGGCTGAGCAACCCAGACTGGCGACCCACAATCAAGGCCGCTGTGCTGCGGATATTCAGAGCCTCTTGCTCTTCCTCCCCTTGAAATCCGGACCGAACTTCTCGTTCTCGTTCGTACCACTTGACCAAAGCCGATCGAATGTGCTCATCCCGATACGGCCCAACGAGGGGCAGAGCCGGGGCCGACAATAAGGCGGCAATACCGGCATGAACGGCGGAGCCAAGGTCCAGCGGTCGGCTGATGGCCCGGGGCTGGATTCTCCGAATGGTGGTCAGATCGTACCGATACCGGCATCTGGTCCATTCGGAGATTTGAGACATGTTGAGCCACGGCTTCCCGTCGTTGGTCGTAACAACGGGGGCCGGGCCAGTCGGTCGCATCGGGCTAGTCTCCGACCTTACGAAGGGTGCCGGAATCCGTGATCTTGAAACCGAGAATTCCCCCGGGGCTCTTGAGGGCATCCAAAGCGGTTCGAGGAATCGCTCCCATGGGTGCGCTGTCTCCGTGGACCTTGATCAACACGCTCTTGAGCTTGGCGTCGTTCCCGGGCAGGAATCGGGATTTCTTGCCCTTGGTGGGCGAACCGGAGAAGAGACAGACTCCTCGAATCTTGACGATCTTTCCATTCCGCTTCATCCCCTTGTCCTTGCGTGGCTTGCGAGTCTTGGTGGTAGCGATATCCGGCATTTGACGATCCTTCCGTGTAAAGGTTGGTTGCCTACCCTCGAAAAAAAACACTCGGGATCGTATTTGTCAAGTGTCAATTAGACTAATTTAAACTTGAAGTCAACTCCTCTGGTGACCTTGCCTAACTCTACTAGTTTCTCCAACGTTTTTTTGAGTTGAGTTACAGAGAGAGCGGGGAGTTTTTTCTGCAGATCGGCACGGGTGGTTGGCCCCTCCATTAAGGCGGCTTCTACCTTCAAATCCTCCGGTTGTAAATCTACCCCGTCATTGGTGACATCCGCCCGATAACTGTAGGGAGCTTCTGTGCTGATGTTGAAATTGATCGTCTCCTCACGTACGTTGGAGGATACCTTAAAATGTCGTCGAATCTTGATAGTGGACGCCTCCGTTTTTTTCCCCGGCCTGATCTGCCAACCGGTCTCCAAGAAAGCATTAAGAAATTGCGAGCCCCACGCTTCTTGCCGATCCTGTCCCCCGGCATCGTTGTGTTTTTTCGTGTGATGCGCCATTAGGAAGGAACAGCCGTATCGGTCCCGCATCGATTTGAAAGCGAACATCTGAGTTACGGTCTTGGCCATGTAGTCGTCGGTCTCACCGGCTGAGTACAGTGGGTCAAGAATCACTAGTCGTGGTCGAATGGCAGCAATGTGACTTTCCAACGCCGTCAACACCACCGAATCGGAGAACTTAAACCGGCGAGCGGCGTGTAAATAGATCGGAAGATTTGGGGCGCTCTGTAACCCGAAATCCTCATCGGAACTTCGGTATCCGGAGACCATGCCGAATCTCGATTCCACAATGATCCCGATTCGCTCCGCTATCTGGCCGTGGAAGTCCTCTTGTTGGATGATGATGACGGGTCCCTTGGACAGCACCGGGTAATGGCCGAGAAATTTGGTTCCCGAGGCTACACTGATCGCCAGATCCAGCAGCATCCACGTCTTGTATGCTCCGGGAGGAGCCACCATCAGCATGATTGTCTTGTCGGGCATCCATTTTTCGATAACCCAATTGATAGGCTGGCCCCCGAAGGTAGCCATGTATTCGGAAAATGGGACCAATGAGAAAGGGTCCTCCATCGTCGTGGAGGGTTCCGGCTCTCTGACTCTAAGACTGGTAGACGGTTTATCCTGGAATTTCCTATCTGTTTCTCGGGACGCCGTTTCCCACACCGATCTCACTGTTCGTTCGATTTCGGATGAACGCAACGGCGGCGTGTTCTTGATGTTCCAATCCAACAGCATCCCGATTATCACGTCCTCGGGAATGCCCTTGTGAATCCAATAACCCGCTAATCTGGCGGCTGTGCTGTTGCGCTCTCCCTCCCCAACACCTTGCAACGCTTCTAGAATCCAGTCCTTGTCCCCCTCCGCTTGATTGGACATCCCCGGAAAAATAAGGGGTAGTGCCGTCAAGGGCAGTGTGGGAACCCGAGACAGGTCGTGTAAAACCCACGAATAAAGAGAACCATTGGAGTGCATCGAAGGAGGAGCCACCACAAACCCGCCGTCCCCACGGATATCAGTCTTGGACTGCTTGTTTACTCGATTGGGGAATCTGGTTTGAAAAGGATCAGGGTGGTGATAAAATAAGTGAGTCCCGCCCGATCCTGTTCTGGATACCAGAGTAGTGGGAAAGCGGTTCGCGATTTCTTCCGCTCTTCCGTTGTCAGAGGTATCCACATCCACGACGACGAGACCGGATATCGAACCGGTCACGATGCCCACATTGGCGTCCGGGTTATGCAGCCACCAATATCTAATTTCTTCCTCAGTGGCGATCCTGTTCTGGTATCGTTGCCACTGAATCAGCGGGAGCTTAGTAGCCCGTGCTACCGGGATTACACTCCATCCTATAGAGGAGTAGTTAATCGCCCCGGCAAGAGAGTCGGAGTCCACGATTATGCGCCATCGTCCTCTTCGTTACTCAACGCAGTTACTCCGGGCTCCTCCTGCCATGGCCGATCTTCCGTATCCATGAAAATCTCATGGGTATTCACCTTGAACACCCTAGAGTATTGCATGATGTCGTGCTGATCGAGTCCCCGGTCTCCACTTTCATGCTTGCTGATAGTGGTGTGATCGATGCCGGTCAACACTCCCAATTCCCTTTGTGTCAACCGGGAACGGAACCTGAGTTTGCGCAGCCGGTTGGGCTGAATTTCGATGTGGCCACTCACTGGTCAGAACCCCCCTTGAATTACTGCGTGATTGGATGGGCGGCGGCAATAAGTGTTCCTAACTCGCTGGTCGGGTTCACCCGTTTCAGATAAATCGCGTTGAGTCCCTCAGTGAGGGGTTTTCGAATGACAAAATCGGCATCGTTGAGAGTTCCGGGAGTGAAGAATTCTCCGGAATGGCTGCGATAGTACTCCGCCGAATGGTCCCCCATGGTGACATACCCAATCCTCCACCCCCGGGTAGACCCAGCCGCCATCTCTTCGGCATTGTCCGGATTAACTACTTCGGGGGTCGTCAAGGCGGCTACGCTGGTATTGAGATTCCACAACTTCCCCTCTCGTCGCAAACTCCCGGCCTTTTCCATCGAAGAGAGTCTGGCGGTGATTTGAAATATCCCCAATCCGAGAGCCGCCGCTATATCAACGGACTTGAGAGGCCCTTTGTCCTCCAGTACCTTGGCTATTTCTATGGCCCGGTCGGCGTTCATGCGAACTCCCTGTCATAGTCCCCGAAATGAATCCGGTCCTTGTTGGCCTCAATCAAGGCCAATAAAGCTTCGATTTGAAGGCGCGTCAGGGAATCCCCTCGGTCGAATTCGTCTTCGATCTGCATAACCCGGGACAGCACGGGAATGGGACCGTAATGAAAATGGAATCGGACGCATGCTTCACACATCGGCGCCCCCCTCTCTTCGAATCAGTTGGTGACGGCGAAAAGACCGTCGTGGTCCCACGTGTTATCCCGACCGCAGGGCATGCCGTGAAAATACCCGCCATTGTAGGTGATGCCCGATGCTTTGACGTGAGCATCGGCTTGCATCGCCTCCTTTTCAGTCTTGAACCACATGATGCCGAAGCAAATCCTCGACTCACTCTTTACTGGAGTCGAGGATTTCGGGAGGGCGCGTCCGATCGTCTTCATCTTGGTCCCCCATGGTTGAGAGTTATTCCTTCACCGAAAAAAAGCACAGTGAGGATTTTCTGTCAAGTACCGAGTTGACACTGTTACTTCTGAGACAGAATTTCTTCGATTCGAAGAACCACTTCAGGACTGGCCGATCCGTCCCATCGCTCCCGAGAAAGGCCGAGATCCCCCGCTAGCGTGGCGATGGCTTCTTGCCCTGAATTCGCTGCGATGAACTTCGTCGCCATTATAACCCGGGAAAGATCGGTCTTTTTCCAGGCCACGACTCGGTAGATCTTCTGCACGGGAATTCTCGTTTCAATCATCGTTGTAAAGGAATTCCCAGAACCGCTTGGTTCGCAACTGCCATTGACGGTACTTTTTGAATTCCCGCCAGTAGTGAAAAACAACAAAAGGAACCAAAAATCCGAGGATGTAAATAGCTGCATCGAAAGTGTTGAGCAGCCCGTTGGTTACCTCATGTGCCGTCATGGAAACTTTTTCCTTCCCTGATAACCCGCTTGAGACCCTCGATTTCCAATTGCTTCGTTTGATACACCCTTTCGACCTCTGCACCCCATGTGACTGCTCGGACATTGGCCATCCTTAGGGCTTGTCGGAGATCGACCAAAACCCCTTCGTATGCCGTCGCTGTCCGTTGTCGTTGCTGATCAATGCACCACCGGACGAAAGCAGTATCATTGGTGAAGGAGGGCACTCTCCCCACCAGTCCCTCAATCAAGGCTTCCGCCACTTCCCGGCTCAACGTAATTCCTTCCGGGGGCACGGCTCCCGAAGCACGGCGACCTAGCTCTGCTGGCATGGTCTTTCCTCTCTCCTGCAAGATAATGGGATGGCCCGCTCAGCGCAAGAAGCTAATTGCCGAACGGGTTCTTGATGTCAACACTTCGTCCTCTCATTCGGAACTTGAATCTGATCCACGGGTTACGAATGTACTTATTCCAGTGGCGTCCAAACTTGTAATAGCGCCATGACCAACTAAATAGCGCATCGCCGCCCGCTTGATAGGCGTCACCGAAGTCATCCCACACCGAGCCATCTGTAGCCGCCGTACAACGGGGATTCCAACAGCCATAAGCGTCTTTCAGCGAGGGTTGGTCGTTAGGATTGGAAACGTGCTCGACCAGCGTTTCCAGTCGGAGTTGGCACTTCACCTTCAATCGTCGCCAACACCGTGGGCATCTCATGGTTGTCCTCCTCCCGCTGTCCACTTCCCCATGACCCGGAGCAGCTCTTGCCACACTTCCGGGTCTAGGTAGACGACATTGCTTACCGTAATGCCGTCTTCGGCGGTGAGAATGAGGTGAAATCCGTCGTACCGGGCGTACAGCCCGTCCCCGAGATAGACCTTATCGTTTGTCATACGGCCAACTCCAGTCCGGGAGCCGGAACCGCCGCAAGCAGCGAGTTGAGCACTCGCCGCTTGGTCTCGGCCAACACGCCACTTTGAAGCGATGCCGCTCGCCACACACCGCTTTGATTGGGCCACATCTCCTTGTTGTGGTCAATGGCCTCTACCACGGCGTTGTAAGCTTCCCATGCTGAATGATCGCCCGTGTGGCCCTTGCCGTTGGTCCACAGATTGACGATGATGTTCCGCTTGGACTCAGCCCGTTGCATCACGTGGTTGGCCAGAGGGGAATCCGGGTTGAACTTCGGATTTCTGGTCGGGTCCGGGACCGCCACATCAAGCACCAGCTGGCGCAGCATCGCATCGTCGAGGAAGGTTGCTTTGAGCCGCTTCATCTCCAGCGCAATCACCTCGTAGTCCTCGATCACTCGACGAAACAGCAACTGAGCGGTCTCGACCAATCTCGCTTCAGCGTTGCCGGTGTGGCGGATTGAGCAGAGAGCGCTGCCAGTGGCAGATTCGGCCATCGCCAGAGTGTTGGCGCACACCACCCGAATTGGGGTCTCCCCGATCAGAATTCCCGCCCGTCCCGAGTGGTTGGTCCGAATCATGGCGTAGGTAGCCACCGGATCGTTGGACTGAATGAATTGCTCCTGCGCGTTAGGGCCGAACTTGGAGCCGTCGAACTGCCCCAGCAACCACGCGTCCTCCCCCTCTCGCAGCACCCCGCCCGTTTCGAGTCTGAGCGCTCCCCCCTCGACCAGCGGTTTCAGCACCGCAAAGGCGTCCATGTTCTGGACCGCTCGGTAGGTTTGGGAGACGTGTCCCAGCTGTTTGCCGGTGTCAACCCGGGTGGTCAGGAAGGTTCGAGTGGAGGCTTGATAGATGGCCCCGCCCCGGACATTGGGAGTCTCAATTCGGCGGTAGGCGGGCTCCACCCTAACCTCGTAATCGAGCTTTGCCAGTCGGATGGCCTCTTCGAAAGAGGGGTTGTCCGGGATGACGGTTCCCAGCTGATGCCAAGCCGTGTCCTTCACTGAGAAGAAGGATGCTTCACCGTTGATGATCTCTAGTTCGTGTGCCATGCTGTGTGTCCTTTCATTAGGGTCTTTGAGTAACTTCCTGTGAATTCTTCTTGAAGATCTCCATGGTCTTGACTGGAGACCCGGTGAACGTGTCGGGGTCTTTCAGCCACTGCTCCAGCGCATCCCGTATTCCGAAAGCGTTGGGATAGGACCAAGTGAATTGGTCCCCTAACTCAGTCTGGACTCGTACCACGTAAACGATCATTGCAGGACTTTTCCTTTCCGGGGCCGGGGGAGTGTCAGCTCCAGTTCGTACCCGATGGAGTAAACCACGGCGAGGCGAGCCAATTGAAGAGCTCTCCCCGAGGAATTGTTGAATTGCTGTCTCAGCTTGGCCGCAATCCGGGCCACCAAATTGTCCCACTCCTCCCGGGTTACGGGAAGCCTTGTCTTGGTCAGTCTCCGTATTTCACGGTTGGCGTAATGGAACTCTTTCACGGTGGTGAGGGTGGTCATTCGGGGTCTACGGAACCGAGGAATTCAAGGACCGTCGCCATCGCCACTTTGTCGGAGTTTCTCGCCGCTTGGAATTCCTCCATGTACTGGTCCATCACCTCGACACGAGACGCTAGAGTTCCGGACATCGGCGCGTGTCGATAGAAGTCTCCCACTCGCAGCACCTGATCTGCCGCTCGTTGAGCCAACCACCCCAAGAATTCTTCCCTGTTGTACTCTCTCATTGTCCGATTCCTCCGGGCTGATGGTGATAGGCCACAACGATGGCGCGGACTTCCTCGATGGTTTCGTGTGGACCGGTCCCTTCTTCTGGGCCGGTAATGGGGTGCTGGTCGCATCCGAAATCCCCGTCCTCCGTCGCCCAATCTACCGTAACGCCACCGCTTGCCTCCCTTTGGTCGGTAATCCCCTGCTGGCACCAGTAGCAGAACCATCTCCCCGGTTTAGGTAAGTTCATCGAAGCCGGAAGCCGTTTCTGCGGCGTCCCCGTTGTAGGTTCCTTCGGCGTTGCAGTTGGCGCACTTGACCGTCCCGCTGATGTTCACGCCGTAGGTTATCTTCATGTAGCGCGGGTTCTTGATCTTCTTGCCGTGCCGATCCCTGTCGATGGTCCCTATGGTCGCCTCGGCTGAAGCGTCTTCGATCTCCCACTCATGTTCCCCTTCGACGGCATTCTCCCCGGGGCATTCGTCCGCTGGAGTCGTGTCCTTGCCCCACTCCACCTCCGCCATCACGGTGATCATGGATTCCTTGAGTTCAGTGCCGCACTCCTGGCAGGTCAGCACTCGACGGTATTCGGCTTCGACTCCGGTGCCGTCGAATTCCGGCCCATTCTGTTCTTCCGGTTCCACCTCGGCGTCGAAGCTCACGAACTTCTGACAATCTGGACATCGCATTACTTGATCCCCTTCTGGCTGATGACGTAACGATCCGCGAGAGCGGCCATCCGCTTGAGTTCAGTCCTCACCAGCTGTCTGCTGTCGGTGTTGGGGGAGCTCTCCAGCACCGCCAGCAGGGCGGGCAGGATTCCCACCCATGTCGGGGTCATGTCGATGGTCTTCGCCATTCAGTTCCCTCCTCGGTCAAGGTTGCCCCACGCGTTCAGGATTGCCGCCCGCCAGCTGCGACCTTCGCCCACGATCCAGTTCCGGCCCAGCACCACCGCGCCGACTCTGAACTTGGTGCCGGATTGCGACATCCAGTAGTTCCGGCCAAACATCGCCTTGGCTTCATCCACTGCGTCGTCCCACATCATGACTCGTTTCATCAGATCATTCCCAGTTCGAGAGCCCATGACGGTTTGCCATGGGGGCAGGCACCATCGGGTTCGACCACGCAACCATCGGTAGCCCTGCAGTAACCGCTGTCCATCATCCGCTGAATCGACTTGATTGAAGGGAGTTTTTTGGTCTTTCTCGGTTGAGCCACCTCATTGAGTACCGCGATCATCGCGGCCTGTCTTGCCTCCTGATCCGTCGCGACCATCTCTTGAGTCGAGGTCATCTGGTCCCTCCCGGTTGGGGTCTCGTCGCACCGCCTACACTGGAAAGAAAATACAGGAGTTGCCGGTGCGCAATCCCCCGGCAAACCCCTACCTGACAGGAGGGAAAGGGGTACTCCCCCCCCCCGAGGGTATACTGCCCCCTCCCGGGTGGCCTCCCATGTACCCCCCCCCCCGAGGCCCCGTCAACTGGATACTTGACAGGAGAGCCCCGATGTATTTTCTTTCAATTGTGGGCGGTGCGACGGAAAGAGACCCCAATGAGAGGATGGACCAGATGACGAGCTTGGGGACCTTAGGAGCGGGGACCCGGTTCCGGGTGGCCGGGAGACCCCTCACCGGGGTGGTGGTTCAACCTTCGGAGACAGCGGTTCGGGTCCGGTACGACGGCGAGGCCAAGACCTACGAATTCGAGGCGATGGTCAAAGGACAGATCAAGAAGGTCAAGTTCGTCCAGAGCATCCCGGTGGTGGCAATCGCCCCGGGCACCCAAGTGGAGGTGCTGTGATGGCTGCGAAGATCAAGAAGGCCCCCAGATGCGAGTGGTTCGCGAACTGCCGGAATCCGGCAACCGGGCTCACTCCTCACGTTGTCCTCCATCTGGTTCCAACCTGCAAGAGCTGTCACCTTTTCGCCACTGGCGGGAGGGACGGTAGCGAGCATGTCGAGCATCGGCCCCTCACCGAAAAGGAGACACTATGACCATGATCAGCTTCTGCGGCGTGTTTGAGGGGACCATCGAGATGCGCCGGGGTGAGTCCACCGCCATAGCCTTGGCCCGGGCTGAGCGGATGTTGTTCAATGCCACCGATCGAATTCCCAGCTTGAAGCTCAACATCGGCATCGATCACGACGAGGCTCACGTGGTCGAGGCCTCCATCCCAACAGGAGAGGAGACGCCATGACCCGGCGACGGAGACTCCCCGAGCCTGAGATGCGCCCGCGCTGCGTGTTCTGCGGACGCGGTGACGGGGTTCGGTTCGTGATGTTCGCTCCCCGATTCAAGCCGTTCGGCACCGCCTGTTTCGAGTGCGAACGGACCCTGCCCCCCGGCACTACGGTGCCCCAACTTGAGGAGATCACACCAAATGCCTGAGTACCCTGTGAAGGTCAAGCTGGTCGGGATGGATGGCAACTCCTTCGCTCTGCTTGGGCGAGTCAATCGAGCGCTGAAGGAGGCGGGAGCTTCCCCGGAGGAGACCAAGCGGTTCATGACCGAGGCGATGAGCGGCGACTACGATCACCTGCTGAGAACCATCATGGATTGGGTGGTGGTCGCATGACCCGAACAGCCTATCGCAAGAATCGGCTCCGGAAGGCGGTCCAGTTCTTTTGTGATCACGCTGGGTACGCTTCCCCTCCCGGGAAACTCAAGTGCGCCCGGATGCTGGCTCAAGCCGAAGAGCGGGCTGTCGATCTTGGTCTTCGGTTCGTCTGGTCCCTCGATGAGATGCCGTGGGACGGGGACGAAGAGCCCAAGATGGTCGAGTGCTGTGTAGTCTACCCGGAACGCGGGCAAACGGCTCTGGCCTCGTTGTGCGGGATCGGGGACGCCACTGACCAGTATCGCCGGGTGGTCGAGGCTGAGTTGGCTTTGGAAGCCTTGGAAGGAGTATAACCCGAATACCCTGCCCCACTCCCGGCACTCCCGCCGCAATCACATGGCTCAGGGTGCGGAACATGCCAGCCGATCATCCCTGTGTCCAGTCCGGCCTGTTCCTGCCGGTGGTCGGACCAGACGGAGGAACGATCTGTGCCTCATGTGGGCTACCCTTCGTGACAGTGGGGCACTCCCAGTTCCACCCTGATTCCCCTACTCTTGCGTTTGCACTGACGGAAGACGACGGCAGAGAGGGGCGTTTCATAGGGGTATAGACATACCTGCCATTAAGTAGCAGCAGGAAATTCGAAGAAACGATAGGGACATACTATATAATGTTGATATAGTGTGAGAGGGTATCTCACATAACCCGGTCATACCCCACTATGTATCTGCTCTTTTCTCGGCGGTCTAGGCCACTATACTGTAACAAGGGGTATGTCCCCCTATTCAAAAGGGGCAGGAAAAGCCGACCTAACCCGCGAGAGGTATTTGAATACTTATAGAGCGTCATTGGGTTAGCAGTATCCCTGTAACGAGGGGTATGTCCAAAGCATTACCCGGGTTAGGTACATTTCTGGTTTGTTTCCTGTTAATAGGCTGGATACTGAAATGACGCATACGTATCTCCAGGACCCCCCAAAGGGGTCCGGGAGAGTAGTGTGCGTCACTCTCAGCCCGGAGAAACGGGGGGAGGAAAGGTAGGTAAAATACCCCTCGCCGCTGGGGCTGGGACCCATCCCCCTACCTACTTTGCCCTACTTACTTTGCCCTACTTACTTTGCCCTACTTACTTTGCCCTAACGTGTTATGCCCGGGTTAGGGGCATTTCCCCTACTTTGCTCCGTCAACCCGATACTTGCGCCCGGGGGCTCTCGGCTGTTTCTTTTAAAATATCCTAGAAAGGTAAAGTAACGTGGCTTTTCTCGTAGGCTCGGAGTTTCTAGATCGGATCATACCCGGAGAGCGGTCGGTCCAAGAGGCCATAGACCTCCTTGACCCCTCCGTGGGGCCAGATGGGCCTATCGGAGTGAAGGGCAGCAAACGAGGGCCGGGGTACTTCGGGAGCTCGTACTGGCGGGAAACTCAGTTGAAGAACTGGATTCAGGTTAGGAAGGGGGAGCGATCCTTGGCGGATGTGGCCGACTCGATTGGGGTCTCAATTCCGGTCCTTCGTGCCAGAGTGGCCAAGGTGAACCAGTTCATCTCTTGGGTTAGCAAAGTCCACCTCCCCAAGCTGGGTGCCGCAGAAGACTCGATTATGGGGAAACGAGAAAGACGAGGATTAGCAACCCTGACCCATCGCAACCACAACGACATCGCCATGGACCCGAGACCTTATCGGGCCATCGCCAGAGAGTTTGGCATTTCGGCAGTTACGGTTATGAGGATCAAACACCGGGCAGCTCTTAAAGGAAAACCTACAGCGTGATTTCGTTAACCCGCAAGAGGATGATGAAAAAACACTGGACGCAGTTACCCAAAAACCGGGAAAAGATGCTGGCAAATATCCGGGCGTCGGTCAAAGCTCGACGGGCTCACAAAAAACCTCACTCCGTGAAAAAAGGGGAGCAAACACATGGGAATCTGGGGACCGAAGCTCAAGAAGCCTACGCCTTTGGTCGGATCGAAGGATGGCTTCAAGCCTATGCCCAGCGCCTCGGCATTCCTGAACGAGCTTTTACCGCCCGGGTGGGGGCACTACTTTTCCAGTCGAAAGACCGGTAAAGGGTGGGGCCTTTCCATAGTTTGCCCGGCGTGTTCTATCCGGCCCCCCTCTACTTTGTCCGGGTATAGGCGCTGGCGCTGGATGGCTGCACACATTGCAACGCATTAACCCGGAGGGATGCATGAGTCGAAGATCAGTGGATTTCAGGAAGCGGTTTAGGAAGGAAAAGGTCGAGGACACGATGCGGGAGATTGTGCAACGACATGCGAGTGCCAAGAAGCCAATTGCATCCGAGAAGGCAAACCGACTCGCTGTACGAGTCCACCAGAAAGGGCATGGCCACGGATGACCACCGCAGAAGTAGCCAACAAACTGAAGGTAGGGAAACGCCAAGTGCAGCGCTTGTGCATGAACAAAACACTTGCAGCACGTTGGGAGTTAGGGCGTTATGTGCGCCGTGGGATCTTCCACAACCGATGGGGTTGGAATATCTCGGCGGTGAGTGTGGCCAAACTGCTCAAAACCGAGAAATATCCAAGTCGATGATCACACGCTGGGGGATCGTATGAGTCTCAAACATCCGACGTTGGCTCAGTTACTTGTGGCCAAGGAGTATCACGAGGGGGCGTTACGTACCCCACGTATTGCGCGGTTTATCGGGAAGCAGTCGAGTCGAACATGGCGAAGAATTCAGCAGCTCATTCGAAAGCATGCACGTCGAGCGGCTGGACACCCTGCACGTCTCCGACCCGGCACGAAAGAGGCTACATGACTGACCTCGTGCAATGCCCGTATTGTGGGCGTCGATATCCCGGTGGAGCAACCATTATATGCTGCTCCGAGTTGCATTGCTTCCCGGTGACGCAGGACACGCTGGACGCAGAAGCCCGCGAGCATGGCGATGGGTTACGTTCCGCAGCCGAGGATGAGAAGTTCCAGCGCATGAGAGAGGAGGGAGTATGAGCCGAACGCCGATTGCCCCGACCGCTGGAATCGAGTGCCCCGGCTGCGTCGTCCAACTGATCGCGGAAGCCACGAAGGAGGGACTGTGAGACGGATTCTCGGATTCCAATGGATGCGTTCGATAGAAGAAGTAGGCGGGGGCCAATTCGAGCATCGCGTTGGTGAGTGGCGCTTTCACCCGGAGGAGGCGGTGATGGATACCAACGACACCGCGCACCTTCACCGATACGACGACCCATGGGGCTGGACTCGGTTGACACTCAGGCGCGGCAATGGGGATGCCATCGTCGAAACGGTTGTGCCCACCCGCGATGTTGACGACAGTGTGCTCGGTCTTATGATCGCCTCCACCACGGACCCGACCCATCACTACCTCACCCACTCGGTCGGGACCGGCGAGGACACCGCGCCCCTGCCGCCGCCAGAGGAGATTGGGGCGCTGATTGACGCGCTGGTAAACCGTGCCACTCGATACGGGGTGACGCAGGGGAACTGCGATGTTGCTGTCGCCCGCGCCGCGTTGGAGGCCGTATTTCCGCTTTCCGCGTTGGTGGACATCGGGGAGCCGAGGAAGGGGACGACATGAAATTTCGCAAGAAGCCGGTGGTGATCGAAGCGGTGCAGTGGACGGGCGACAACCTGCGGGAAGTCATCGACTTCACCTGGCTGCACCGCTCTGCGGACAAATGGTCGTGGGATGAATACGTGGAAGTGGTTCACCGTAGCGGCCTCAAGATTTTCACGCTCGAAGGGCCACTCATGGCGTCCATCGGGGACTGGATCATTCGAGGTGTGGCGGGGGAGTTCTACCCCTGTAAACCGGCCATCTTCGCGGCGACCCATGAGCCGGTGGACTTTCCGCCCAGCCACGACGCGGAACAGGCGCTTGGGATGTCGTTTGAACATGGGACGGGCGGCACACGCACCGTCGTCAAGCCCGCCCCGTCCCCGGAGGACACATGAAACTGTTCGGGCAGGTCGTTCGCACGTTGGTCAACGTTGCAACTCTGCCAGTTGCGGTGCTGCGCGACTGCGTTTCACTCGGTGGCGCAATCGACAACGAGGGCCGCCCGCATACTGCCGACGCCCTCGACCAACTGAAACGCGAGGCCACTGAGTCGGGGAAGGAGGCGACATGAGTGGCGTGAGTGCGTTCTGGCGCGGCGCCCGGCGTGGCGCGGGACAGGGCGGTATCGTCGGGGGCTTCGGTGGTGCGCTCTGGCTCGCCGTCTGGCCGGGACAGGCCACGCCGTTCTTTCAGTTCGTCGGCATCCTCGGTGGCGTGGTCTGTGGAATACTGGGTCTACTGATTCTGCGACAGGAGGGAGCGCAGCCATGAGTGAGAGACGGTACTTGATTTGGAGTTGGGAGCATTACCAATGGTGGCGGCCCAATCGGGCGGGTTATACCAGCGTACTGATGGAAGCCGGTCGTTATACCCACGATGAGGCGGCGGAAGAAACCGTAGGTCATATTCCACCCGGCGAAGAGGTTGCAGTTGACGAGGCGTGGGCGCAACAGCGTGGGCTACCCTCGGAGTTTAAGCGATGATCCCTCCCCCCGTGGAGCCCGCGCCGCTGCCGGAGGAGATCATGGCGCTGGTTGATCGCTACGGCTTTGCGGAGCGTGAGTTTGCCCGGCTGGATTACCGCCCCCTCACGCCAGCGTCGGATGTCGAACACGCCGAGGGCGCTGCGCGTACCGCTCGCACCGCGTTGGAGTCCGCCATCCGTTTGGCGCTCTCGGCGCGGGACCGGGATGCGGAACGGTTGGAACGATTCGCCGGACAGTTTATTGAGACGCACCGGAAGCATGGCCCGTGCGACATTGACGGCGGCGATGCTCAGGATATGCTGGTCGAGTGTGGGTTGCTGGAATCCCGTGAAGTCCTCGCACCGTGTGGCGAGGGCTGCGGATGTGCCGAGTGGGACGATTTCCCGATGTCATGCTACTTTGCCAGCGCGTTAGGTCAACGGTGTTTGGACGCCGCCCGAGCGGAGGGAACGCAGCCATGAGCTTCCGTTTTCGTTACCCTAATCTGGTCGCTGCCCTCCATTCACCAGCCGGGTGCGGCTGCTCGACATGGACCGCTGGGGGTCAGACCACGCGGGACACGTCGCAATGCCCGGTGCATGGGGCTCCCTCCGGGGGAGAGGCGGAGCAGGCGCTGCTGGTCATTGAGGGCGTGGCGGATTTGATCGAAGGGTATCAGGACGCCTTGCGACATGGAGATTGTCTTCACGCCAACGACTTCGGAAACGATCCGCGCCGCCTTCGAGCAGCGGCAACCGTTCTCCATGCCGCCCTCCGCTCCCCGCCCCCCGTCCCGGAGCCGAGCGAGGCGGCGTGGCAGGCGGCGGCGAAAGCCTACTGGAAGGCGAAGGGGGAAACGCACACAGAGTATTACCGATTTGCGGAAGCAGCGGATGATCCGCTCGCGGAGGCTCTGCGTGCCGCCTACGCCGCGCAGTTCGGGAAGGGGGGGGGAGTATGATCACCCCAACCTCGGACCCGCTGGCCCGATTGCGTTCCATGTTGGAGCAGTTGCGGTCGGGTATTATGAGTGCCGAGTGGGTAGCGAATGTGGCCGACGTGGATCAACTCCGGGGTGCCCTGACCGCCGCCGAGGCGCGGATCACAGAACTCACGGCGGACCGGGATGCGGCGCTGATCGAGGTTCGAGAGTGTGACCGATTTGCTGCGATTTTCGGCCCGCCCGGCTCGCCGCCGCCTTTGATCGGGTCGGCCCACGTTCGCTGGGCGTTCCAACAACTCACGGAGCAGCAGGAGAATGCGGAGCGCATTCACCGGCTGGCGATAGACCTTTCGGATCAATGTATTGCGGAACTCACGGCGGAGCGGGACGCGCTGCGGGCGGCGGCGATCAAAGCGGTGGAGGATGAGCCGGAGTTGCCGGACGCCATGCCCGAGGGTTTCATGGAGGCTGTATCCGAGGTTGGGGTGACCGAGGTACTACGCATTACAGTCCGGCTCACCAAAGAGAACATTGTAAACAGGTTGCGGACTGAAACCTTTCATGCGGAGCATCAATATGGCGCGGGACAAGCTGGCCGGGAAGGAGGGGACGGGTGAGCGAGCGGGTGCGGCTGGACGCCGAGATGTGGGGCGGTCCCTACGACGGGGAGCAGGTACGGTGCCCCATGACGTACCCCTACCGATTCTTCCGCGAGACGCAGGACGGACGCCACCATTGGTACGCCTACGATCCCGCGACGGGTCGAGCCTATTACGAGGGCGAGGGCGCAACGAGTGTTGACGGTAACTTCTAAACATAGGGGGGTAGTGATTATCTTTCTTGTGGCGTGTTTGATGTTGTAACTTTTCACACAAGGTTGCCTCATGCCGGGAACTGCTTTAATTCTTCATCCTTTGGCCGCTGAACTCAGAGAAGAAACGCATCAACCCGTTGCTGATTTCAGGAAGTGTTCATTCTTGCTGGCGTACAAAGCGAGGGGCACGGTGTCTGCAGCCTGTGGCGATTCCGGGATTACTCGGAGTGAATTCCGACGCTGGATTCTGGCGGACCCCTTCTTCAAGGAGATGTTTGTCGAGGCTCAGATGGAAGTGGTTGAATCGTTGGAGGAAACTGCCATCAAACGGGCTAAGGCCAGTTCTGATTATCTGCTGGTAAAACTGCTGGAGGCCAACAAGCCGAAGAAATACCGGCAGAAAATCGACATCAAGCAGACCGTGACGACCAAGCAGAAGTGGCAAGTGGGCGGTCGAGTCATTGAATTCTAATGGACGAATTCGAGTTTGCGGCATCCGATAAGCAAACTCGATTCATTGAAGCCGCACTCAGCGGTGACTATTACTATCTGCTATTCGGAGGGGGAATTCGCAGTGGTAAGTCGTATGGCGGGTTAGGAGCCATCATTCTGCTGTCTCGAATTTTTCCTAACTCTCGATGGGCCGTGGTTAGAAAGGATCTGCCGACTCTCCGACGTAACACCATCCCCACTTTTGACCGCATTCGTCCCCACGATTTCATCGGTGAGATCAATAAGAGTACTTGGGAGTCCACCTGCACCAACGGATCTCGAATTATCTTTCTCCCCGAGTCTATCAAAGACGACCCGGAGCTCAATCGCTTTCACGGTCTTGAAGTGAACGGGTTCCTCAATGAAGAATGTGATGAGATCTCGGAAAAGACCTTCTACAAGACCATCGAACGGGCGGGATCGTGGCTCATTCCCGGGGGTAAGCAGCCGCATCCTCTAGTACTCAATACCGTCAACCCAACGGGGCGATGGCCTAAGAAGGTGTTCTACGATCCCAGCATGTTGGGTACCCTACCTCCTCGGTACTTCTTCCAACAAGCCACCATCCTCGATAACCCGTACATTCCAGAGGAGTACAAAGAGTCCCTCAAGAATCTGCCCCCAACTGAGTATGATCGATTTGTCAAGGGGCTGTGGAACTTTCTGGAGGACCCCGATCAGCTGATTCGAGCAGAGTGGATTTGGGCCGCACAGAATGTGGAGCCAGTACCCGGGATACGACGATTGGGGGTGGACGTGGCGCGATATGGTGATGACAATACCGTGTTAACTTTTCTGGACGGCAACGCCATGGTCGCCTCGGAGAGCTTTCACGGTTTGCCGACTGACAGAGTGGCCGACATTACCAAGGTCCGAGCGTCCGATTTTGAAGTGAGTCCTGAAGAAATCCGGATTGACACCATGCCCCCCGGTGTGGTGGATAACTTGAGGCGGGACGGCCTGATGGTGCGGGAAGTGATATCGGGGGCGTCCCCGGTGGAGCGAGTTGGTTCCTTCTTTCAATTCAAAAATCTCCGGTCTCAGATGTGGTGGGAGTTCCGTGAAAAGATTCGAATGGGCTTATTTTCTCTACCCAATAAGGTGTCGGAACGATTGGTGGGAGATCTGTCTGCTCCTCGCTATCGTATCGTGGGCAAGGTGATTGAGATAGAGAGTAAGGATTCCATCAAGGTGCGGATAGGCCGGTCCACGGATGATGGGGATTCTTTGGTTTACGCAGCTTTTGATTTTCCGGAGAAGTCCCGGGTTCCGATCATTCCCACGCTGGGGGTTCCGCTGATGAATCCCTTCGGCGGATAAGGAGCAGAAACCATGGCCGCGAAGAAGACCAAAACTCCGTTGACCTCCTCAGTGGGAACGACCGGGTTACGTAAAATAGGGGGGTACGTCTCGGCGGATTTCCTGCCGCAATTGCAAGGATTGCAAGGAGTCAGGGCATACACCGAGATGTCACTCAATGACCCGGTGGTGGCAGCTTTGATCTTCTCAGTATCCATGCTGGTGCGAAACATCGAGTGGCAAATCGAGGCGGCGGATTCCTCCCCTGACGCTATCGAAGCAAAGGAGATGATGGAGGATGTTCTGTTTGTCAATCTGGACCCCACTTTCCCCGAATTGGTTAGCAGCATCTGCACGATGTTCACCTACGGTTTCGCTCCGCATGAGATCGTCTGGGCCAACCGAGAAGAGTTGTGGGTTCCCGCCAAGATTGCTTTGAGATCACAGGAAACGCTGTTGCGGTGGGAATTCGATCCGGGCAACGGCGATCCGACAGGAATGTGGCAGATGGATTGGGAAAACCCCGCCGTTCTGATTCCGATGGAGAAGATGTTGCTGTTCCGAACCGACTCTTCGCTCAATAACCCGGAGGGGCGCAGCATCCTACGGGGATCATACGTCTCGTGGCTCCGCAAGAAGGTGATTGAGGAGTCGGAGGGACGAGCGGCCATTCGAGCGGCGGGGTTGGTGACAGTTCGGGTTCCCGGTTCCATCATTCTAGATCCCAGCAATGCCGCAATCAAAGCGGCCTACGAAACCTTGGTGACCAATCTGGCCTCGGACCGGCAAGGGGGCATCTTGCTCCCCAGCGACGTGCACCCGGAGAGTCACGAAAAGCTGTATCAAATTGAATACGTGATGGCAGATGGTAGGCGGAGTGGTGACATGACTGCAATCATCGATCGATACGACAAACGCATCTCCTCTACCATTTTGGCTGACTTCATCATGTTGGGGCAGCAGACAACCGGAAGCTTTGCGCTCTCCAAGGACAAGACTGAGCTGTTCAGTCAGGTACTGTGGGCATGGGCACAGATCATCAGTGGCGTGTTCAATCGTCAGTTGATCAGACGGATGTGGAAGATCAACGCTCTGCCCGCCGGGACGATGCCGATGTTAGTGCCGGGAGAAGTGGACTCGCCTGACCTCGCCAGAATGGCGGCGTACATTACGTCACTGGCTGGGGTGGGCATGCCACTGTTCCCCGACAAAGATCTTGAGGACTACTTGAGAAAGATCGGGGGATTGCCCCTCGCAAAAGAAGACAGTGAAGCAGTGAGTTCCTTGGGCACTCCACCGCCCGACTCCGTATCTTCGTCCAAGTCTCCCCTTCCATCAGCGGTTAACCCGCCACAGGCTAGTGACGAAAAAGATACTGACGTTGGGGAAGAACAGTGACAGAAACTGTAGAAAAAGCCACTTCTCTGATATGGGACCGGCTGACCAAGCTGGCAGACCGGATGAGTCCCCCGATCAGGCGGGCTTTTATGCTCGTTATGGATCAGATTAGGAATCAGATTCCCGTACGAGCTTTGATTGCGGCCATCGAGGAGGGTGACGTAATTAAAGCCGCAGACCTGATTCTGGGTCCCCAAACCGCTTCTCTAGACATATGGGCACCGTTGGTGCATTCTACCCGGGAAGCTCTCATGCACGTGGGAGCTAAAAGTCTGGCTGATGCCGCCATCTTTGTGGGGAGTGATCGCCTCGGTCCAGTGGTCGCCGTTAGTTTCAACATAGCCAATCCTCGAACTTTTGATGCAATTCAGCGCAACGATCTGAGGCTGATTCGGGAAATAGCCGAACCAACCCGGCAAGGAATCCGTAGTTATCTTATGGAGCAGATTCACAACGGAGTTAACCCGCGTTCACTCATCACGCAATTGGCGGGACGAGTGGGGGAAGATGGACGACGAACCGGGGGCATCATCGGGTTGACTGAACGGCAGGCGCAGGCGGTGAGGAATTTCCGTACCATGCTGGAGACTGGCGATTCTGAGACACTCAATCGGGCACTCCGAGACCGGCGATTCGATCCTGAGATAAAGCGGGCACTTCGAGAGGGAATCCCGTTGGACAGCAAACGGATCGACTTTCTTGTTGAGAGATACGAGAGTCGCTATCTTGCGTACAGGGCTGAGACCATCGCTCGCACTGAATCGCTTGCTATGCAAGCAGAAGGACAACGGGCGGGATGGGACCAAGCCATTGAAAGAGGGGCCATCAGTAGCGGCAATGTGCAAAAACGCTGGGCGACTGCTCACGATGAGAGAGTACGGCCAGGAATTACGGTGAGCGCCAAGGGGGTTGTCAGACAAACCTTGGGGTTCGGATTAGACCATAATCATCGCCAGATGAATGGTCAAGTGGTAAGGTATGACGACTACTTTGTTGCCCCGGATTCTGGCGAGCAGACTTGGGGAGCGCCACATGGAGTGAATTGTCGTTGCGTCACTTTCATCAAACCAATACCGGGGAGATCATGAAAAAGCCAACTCTGTTTGACCTAATCGTGAAAAAGTGGGACGAGTCCTCACACCCACGTGATGATGACGGGAAATTCGACAACGGAGGCGGGGGAAGTTCCTCAGAATCCGAACCCGTCGTGTAGAGCAAAGAGGCCAGAGCCGAGAGAGCACGTCACATAACGCAATCGGCACTCGACAACAGGGCTAGACTCAAATTCAAGAGAAACCGAAGCTTATAAGGGTTCAGGGGAGGGGGCGTTTCTATGGCACGAGTTCCTCTATTCAACGATCCCCCGCCCGACGGCTGGGACGTTCCGTGTCCCGACATGACGCGACTGTCCGACGGGATGTACAAAGACTATTGGGTGCTGGACAAGGCAGAACGACAAAAAGACCCGGTGCGTCCGGTGCGTCGAGAATACCGGCACATGGACTGCTTCACAGTAACTCGAATTCATTCCGCCATTGCAGAAACGATGGCACACGACCCATCGTTCTATCGGGCGTTGTTTTGCGTTCGTTGCAAAGATCACTTTCCCCCTGGTGAATTCGTTTGGTTGGACACCAAGCAAAAGGTGGGTTCTTGACGTCATTATTTGCTGCGGTGCGAAAATGGGAGGAATCTCTTCATCCTCGTGATGAGGGAGGGAAGTTCTCTTTTGTGCAAACCTCTCTCGGTGAATTCGAGATGCGTGAAGGCAACGAAGTCGTCGCTTCGGCACGGCTGGCGGGGAAGTATGATGAAAAAGGCGAGAAGATCGGTGTCGGGGACTACGCCGTGGATTTCCATGTAAAACCGGAACGTCGTAGACAGGGGTTAGGAACACAATTGTATGACCACATGGAGCGGGAAACAAGGCAAACTCTCCGTCCTAGTCCAGTCCATCAGACGGAGGCGGGAACCGCATTTTGGCAATCACGTACTCGCAACAAATCCGCCGCATTGGACGAAGAAGTGGAGTCTCTCGCTCAGTCCATCCGTGATGAGTCGCCCCCGGGTTCCAGTCTGGAGTTGATGATTGCCAACGGAGAGCCGCATGTAGCTAATATCGTGGTGCCCAAAGCGGAACGTGGTAAAGGACACGGCCATCGCATGATGACGAAAGTTACGGATTGGGCCGATCAAAAAGGACTGACGGTTACGTTAAGTCCGGAATCGGAGACTCCACGGAAACGAGCGGCTCTGCATAGATTTTACAGGAGTCTGGGATTCATCCCCGCCAGCTCGAAAAGAGGATACCGCCCGCAGTCTTTCGGGTCGTGGTATCGTCCCCCCTCTACCAAGGTGGGCAAGGAGTGGGAGGAATCTCTTCACCCCCGTCAAGACGGGGGCGCATCGGGAGGCGGCAGATTTGTTAGTGCCGCTGGTGTCCCAAGCATTACAGATGTCGCGAGTGTGACGGATGAGCCGATGATGTCGCCTCAGGGGACAATCGGGCATTTAAACGCGATGTGGAGACACGGCGTGGGTGTGACTGACGAAGAACAGGAAGCAGTTATGGCGTACATGGGGGACGGAAATAGGTTGATCAATGGGAGTTTACGAACTGCCACCGATGCTCAGCATTACAAAGACTCGATACTGTGGAATCCCGACGATGCTGAAAAATTGGGGGATGCCAAACAGGAGCTTCGACAGTTGATAAGAGATTCTCCCCCATTAACCCGTCCCATTGTAGTATATCGGGCCATCAACAATTCTCACGGTGCTTTAAAGATGCCGGGGGAGAAGTATCAGGTTACGGTGGATCAAGTGCTACAAGAGTGGGGAACACGCCTCGGTACAGTTGGGGGGGGGATAAAGGATTCATGTCCACCACTATTTCGCCCGAACAATCTAGAGGATGGGCCAAAAGAGCCTACAAGGGGGGTGTGACAACTCACATGAGAATTACTGTTCCCAAGGGCACCCAAGGAATTTGGACTAATGCGGTGTTGCGTGGTTCCGGGGCCAATTACTTTGTGAAGAATGAATTCATTCTAAAACCCGGCACCAGATTTAGGATAACCGGTGTGAAAGGCGTGAAAACCGCTGGCTTCACAAGTGGTATCATGGTCGATGCGGAGGTGGTGCCCTGATGACTACTACAACTGACAGATTCGTGTGGGAACCGGGCGATCTGGTGTGGGAGTCGAAAGACGCCGACAGAAAGAGCGAACCCACCCCGCACATTCTTGAGGTGTTGCGGGGCGGTACAGTCCGCAAAGTGGATGCGGAGCAGCGTCTGGTTACCGGTTGGTTTTCGGTGATTACCAATTCGGATGGTTCCCCGCATGTGGATTCACAGGGGGATGTGATAGACGAGGACATGTTGGTTAAGACCGCCCATAACTTCATGACGAATTATCGGGATGCCGGAGAAGTCCACATGAAAGGGGCGGACGGTGAGCCCCGAGTGGTAGGTACTGTAGTGGAATCGTTGGTAGTGACGAAGGGGGTTAAAAAGACCCTTGGCCTTCCTCCCGATACTCCAACTGGATGGATGGGGACGGTGTACGTTAGGGATGATGGGGTATGGAGCAAAGTAAAATCTGGTGAATATCAAGGGTTCAGCATCGGGGGAGTCGCAACTAGGGAACCGATATTCGATTTGACAAAGGATGATCCGGGTCTTGTCGATACCCACACCCCGGGCATTGAGTGGTCTCCCACTCGATCGCGGGTTAAACGAAATTGGTGGGGAAAACTTCGAGACCGTTTGAACAGAGTTGTCAAAGAATGGAACGAATCGCAACATCCCCGTGTCCTCTCAGGGGAAGGCGGGGGCCGATTTGCCGATGCCCCGACTGTGGGAGAAGAGAAAGCAGAAGTTATAGCGGCGTTGTTCAAGAAATACGAAACTCCGGAAATACTGAAAATTCAGCAGGACGAGGAGGGGTATTTCAAGAGCCACACCATCACAGCTCACATAGACACCGAAGAGCGCCATGCAATGAGAGCTGGATGGGTGGATGACGAGTGGGCCAAACAAACACAAGGGGGAGTTCGAAATCAGAGGATACTAGATCTGGTTTTGGGCGGACCCGGAACGGGAAAATCCACTCAGGTAGCTAATCCTCTGATTGCCTTGAGATCAGCGGTATTGGTGGACCCTGACGAATTCAAAGATCGAATCCCGGAGAACGACGGAGGACGTGGATCGGCAATTGTACACGAAGAATCCTCCATGTTGGCCGGATCTATTATGGATAGGGCTCTGCATCAAGGAGCTAATGTGGTGGCCCCGATGACGGGGAAAACGGCTAGCAAGATTGAACAATTGATTAAGGCTGCTCGGAATCGGGGATACCGGGTATTTGTGCATGAGGTGCACGTCCCCTTGGAAACAGCAGTACAGCGGACTATATCGCGATGGAAAAAGGCTCCCACCGGCAGATTTGTCTCTCCCCAATACACCCTAGTGACAGTAGACAGTAAACCCGCTGCCACATTTCAAAAAGTAAAGGAGATGGCTCATGGTTATGTCCGATACGACAACTCTGGAACGCATCCGGTCGTTGTGGAAGAGAACACTCTCTCATCCCGGCAATGGAGACCTTTCCGTTCCCGTGGAAGTGGAGGACATTCTGGCGGAAGTGGTATCAAAGCCTATCTATACCGATTCGCCCGGAAATCCGTCAGAATCCACTAGATAGCCAAAAACTTGTGTCAACGGATTGATGGTCTTACTTTTCAATTTGGATTGATGTTTTCTCGCGTCCTTGTTAGGGCTTCATGGCCACTCGACTGAAGAATCTTTCCGTTAGGGAAATCAGTTTTGCCAAGCGTGGCGCTAATAAAGGTGCCCGCATTCTTGTCTACAAGTCAGAACAGGAGCCGCACATGGCAGCAATCAAGGGGTTCATTGGGGCGCTCAGGTCCGCTCTTCGCACCGTGGCCGTGGGGAAAAAGGGAGACGGAACAATTCTCTCCACTGATGAAGAAGTTCTCAAGGCTCTGGATGAGGATGTGGCCAGACTGGAGAAACACCTCTCATCCGAAGTGAAGAAGGAGAAGCCCGCTTTCTTGAACGATGAGGAGGATGACGAGGGTGAAGAAACTCCTCCTGAGGGCGATGAGGACACCAGTGAAACCGAGGAGACCGACGAAGGCGACAAGGACAAATCCAACAAGGGGAAGATCATGAAACAGGCTATTGCCAAGGCGGAAGACACTGTACGACGGGCAGAGCAGGCCATTGCCAAGGCGGGAGCCGAAGCCGCCGAAGCAACCGCCGTGGCCAAAGCTGCCAATGAGCGGATCGCCAAGTTTGAAACCGCCGAAAGAAATCGCGTGGCGGTGGAGAAGGCGAAGGAGTTGCTGGGCGGAATGCCGGGTAACCCGGAGGAGTTGGCCAAGGTTTTGCAGATGGGTCCTGAAGTGGAAGCCGCTTTGACTCCGATTCTCCAGAAGGCCCGTGAAACCGCCGCTGCTCTCACCACCGAGATCGGCAAGTACGGCAAGATTGGGGTTAGCGTCGGGGATGCGGTCTCGGCCAAGGCCAGCGAGATCAGAAAGTCCGACTCCAAAATGACCGAAGCACAGGCCATTCGGAAGGTATTCGAGATGGATCCTTCCCTCTACGAACAGTCACTCACGAAGTAAGGAGACAATCACATGGCAACCGAACAACCCGGATTTTCTGTTGGAACCCTCCTCGCGGGGGCCGATCTGTCGGCCTTGCAGTACACACTGGTGAAGATCGGGGCGGGTGGCACCGTGATCGCCTGCACCGCGTTGGGCGAGACCGTTTTCGGTGTGTTGCAGAACAAGCCGACCTCCGGCCTCGTCGCGGAAGTGATGACACTCGGGGTCACCAAAATCAAAGCCAACGCGGCCTTTGCGTTGGGTGCAATGCTCATGACCGCAACGACCGGCAAGGCGGCGACCGCCGCAACGGCGGGATCAGCGAAGATCGGCTGGGCAATGGAAGCGGCTGGGGCCGACGGCGACATCGTGACTGCGTATATCACCTGTGGAGCCGGGATTGTTTAATCCCGCCCCGACGACTCTTTAAGGAGAGAATTCCATGCCGCAACCGACTTCTGGCGATGTCCATGTAAACGCTCCATTGACGAACATTTCAGTGGCGTGGATGCTGGATCAAAACGCATTCATCGCAGACAAGGTGTTTCCCGCCGTGCCGGTGATGAAGCAGAGTGACCTGTATTACATCTATTCCAAGGAAGATTTCCTCCGGGACGAGGCGAAGCAACGCGCTGCTGGAACGGAATCGGCAGGTGGTGGGTTCGGACTCAGCACGGCTTCGTACAACTGCAAGGTCGAAGCGTTCCACAAGGACGTGGACGACCAGTTGCGGGCCAACGCCGACAGCGTGTTGCAGCTTGACCGGGCGGCGACCGAATTCGTCAGCCAGAAGCTCGCGATCCGGAAAGAACGGAGTTGGATGGCGGCGTATTTCACCACCGGCATCTGGACAACGGACATCACACCCGGCGTGCTGTGGTCAACCTTCGCGACGGCGAATCCGCTGGGCGATGTCGAGACCGGCAAGCTCAAGATTCTGTCCACCACCGGGCAGAAGCCGAATACGCTGGTGCTGGGGGCGCGGGTGATCGCGGCTCTGCGTCAGTGTACGGCGGTCAAGGATCAGTTCAAGTACACCTCGTCTGATTCCATCAACACCGCCATGCTCGCGGGGTTCTTCGATGTCGAGCGCATCCTGGTCTCGGAATCCGTGTTCACCAGCACGGTCGAGGGCAACGCGACGCAGACCACCGATTTCGCGGCGGGCAAGCATGCTCTGCTCTGCTACACCACTCCCTCCCCGTCCATCATGACGCCGACTGCTGGCTACACGTTCTCGTGGTCCGGGCTCACCGGGTCCATTGTGGGGTCCCGGATTAAGCGGTTCCGGATGGAGCATCTCGCCAGTGATCGGATTGAGGGCGAGCAGGCATACGCCCATGCGAAGGTGTCTGCTGATTGCGGATACTTCTTCAACGGCGCGGTTGCCTAAGATGTCGGTCAGACTGGTTGCCAAACGATCATTCAGTTCTTTCGGGGTGTCATACGACCCGAATGACGAAGTTGTGGCGAACGGTTGGCCAGAGGGAACTTTGGTCAACCGTCTTCATAGCGGGGACGTGCAGTACGAGGAGCGTCCTGATTCTGGTATAGCGGAGAAGAAGACTTCGACCAAGGGGTAGATCAATGGCCTTTGTTGTCGAAGACGGGACGGGACTTTCTTCTGCCACGAGTTTGGTGTCATTGGCGGCAGCCAAGGCATACTGGACTGATCGCGGCGGTCAGGTTGATTGGGACGCCGAAAATGACATTGTGAAGCAGACAGGTCTGATTCGGGCGTCGGATTATGTTCGCAATCAACATCGGTATCGTTGGATCGGGGCGAAAAAGACGTACGCGCAGACCATGCCGTGGCCCCGAACTGGAGTAGTGGAACGGGACGGAACCGCCGTTCCGGATAACGTGGTGCCGTGGAGAGTGGCGGAGGCCGTGTCCTATCTCGCCGCCAGAGCGTTAACTGAGGATCTTTCGCCCGATCTCTCTCATGGGGGCGGAGTTCAGAGCGAATCGGTTGATGCTCTCAGTGTCAGCTATTTTCCCGGATTTTCCGTCTATGCGATAATTCAGGCAGTGGACGGAATGATCGCTCCTCTTCTTCGGCTTCCCACTGATCCGATTCTTCCCTTCTCCAGTTCTCCGGAGATGCCGTCAGAGTTTGTGTCGGGGACGTTTGACAACGTATGACTTCTTACGCTGACAGTTACGCTAGTCTCGCTGTCAGGCTTCTCTTTCAGTACGGGAAGCGGGTTACTGTCAGTAAACAACAGGTAGTGGCAGACCCCGTGACGGAGAGCTCCGTTCTGGGGGCCAAACAGGAAATGAGGGTGAAAATAGTGCGAGTGCGAATAGCAGCGAATCGATCGGGAGAAACGTTGGAGTCAAATAAGACGGCAACGTTTCTGATTCCGGCCAAGGGGCTGCTGTTTGAAGTGGACGGAACGTGCAAGATTGTGGACGGCAACGACACCTGGACCGTAACCGACGCCACTCCAATTGCCCCGAACGGGACTCCGATTATGTATCGGGCAAAAGCGCAATTGTGATTCGGGTTACGGGGGTGGACGACTTCGTGCGAGAAGTCGAGTTGAGAAAAGAGATTTTGGAAGAAAATCTCACTACCGTATTGCGCGATGTTGGTTTTGCCGTTGCAGAAAACTTAACTATCGGCGGGAGATACTCAGTAGGAACGCCGATCGATACGGGATACGCAAGAGCGAGTTGGTGGATTTCGCTGAATGGGGACAGTGGACCAGTGCAGTCGTCTGTGAATCCGGATGCCAAAACGGCGAAAAAGGGCGACTATGTACGCAATGCTACCGGGCCAGACGACGCCCCGAAGCTAGTCGGAGCGAAACTTGGTGATCGCATTGGGATTTTCTCGAATTGTGCATACATGCGATCCTTGGAGTTTGGTCATTCACAAGCACAGGCACCCCACGGCATGATTCGTTTGGCGTTTGATGGCGTTCGGCATATGATGTCTGACGCCATTGCTGCCGCCCGGGCGGCGAGGCGCTAGATGGCGCAGAATACGACTCATCTGACCATCCGCGCTGCGCTGCGGCAATGGCTGTTGGCGATGTCGGGTGTGGACGGCGACGACACCCAGATTAGTTGGGAGGGGCGCGAGTTTACACCGCCCGACGAAGGGAAATGGTTTCGGGAGACACTGAAACCGCAGACCAGTTTGTTGCAGACACTTGGACCGCAAGGGCGGATTCGGCACGAAGGGCTGTATTTGGTGGATTGCTTTGCCCTGTCTAATCCCAAAAGCTTCGTCTTGAAGCCCACGGTGGATGTGGACACGATGGCGGGCAATGTGATGGAACGCTTTACCCCGAATACACAGATCACTTACAGCGGGTTAGTGGTCACGGTACGACGAGTTGCACGATCTGGGAATCAGACAACGACGGATACCGTGCAGGTGCCTGTCACGGTCGCGTGGTATGCCGACTCGTACAACAGTATTTGAGGGACGGATGCCGTATAAAGATCCGGAGCGACAACGAAAGTTCTATCAAAAGCCTGATGTGGCGGACAGACACCGAGAGTGCGGTCGAGAACGACATGCGAAGTTGTCTCCAAGAGAGAAGCTTCGGAAATCGGACTTGATGCGAGAGGGCAATTTACGGCGAGAATACGGCCTTTCCGTTAAAGAGTACGACAGAAGATTCTTTGAACAGGGGGGCATTTGCGCTGTTTGTTGCAGGCCAGAGACAACTCGAAGCTTAAACGGCAGGGTTAGGCGATTGGCTGTAGATCACGACCATCGAACCGGTGCGATTCGTGGCTTGTTGTGTGGGATGTGTAATCGAACCCTCGGGTATTTTGACGAGAATCGGTCTGTATTTTTAGCGATGGTCGATTATCTGGATAAACACAAAATCCAGATAAAACTTGAATCATAACCGGAGGAACAAGGAATGCCACAGGCCGTAACCAACCTCGTCAAGCTGGGCATGGTGCGAGAAGCCACCATTGGAACCACCCCGGCCACACCCAAGTGGCTCCCCATGCGGTTCAACGGGGCGCAACTCGCCGGGAAGCCGGTCACAGTGATTTCAGCCGAAATCATCAGTGACCGCATGGTAGGGGATCTTCCCCTTGTTGGAAAGAATGCCGATGGATCGCTGGATTTCGAGTGGTCGTATTTCCGGGGAGCCTACGGCGGTCTCGACCTGCTGCTGGAAGGCGGGCTGTGCGCCTTGTGGTCGAAATCCTCGGAGAAGGACAATTTCGGCACCGCCGACTCGGTAATCACCGATGTCGCCGCAGCGGCGTATACCACCACGGCGGTCTCGCCCGCGTGGGCACGCAATCAGTTGGTGCTGGCGACCGGATTCACCAATGCAGCAAACAATGGGCTGGTCAAGGCGGGGATTGCCAGTTCTTCGACCTCACTCGTCACGAGCGCAAAGACCGCTGAAGCGGCTCCCCCCGCTGCCGCACGCCTCAAAGTCATCGGGTTGGAAGCCCAAGCGGCGGCGGATATCCAAACCACCACGGTAGGCAACAAGATTACTTCGACCGTGACCGACTTCACGACCTTCGGACTGGTGGTGGGTCAGTGGGTCAAAGCGGGCACCACGGTGGGCGGCGATGCGTTTTCGTTTGCGACCGCCGCGAACAATGGGTGGTATCGAATCAGCGCCATTTTGGCGACCTCGTTGACCTGTGACGTGGTGCCGACTGGCTTTGCAACGGACACCGCAGCGGGCAAGACAATCCGGCTCTTTTACGGGGACGTGCTGCGGAACGGCACAACCACGCTCGGCCATTCTTTCGAGCAGCAGCACCCGGACCTGACCGCGCCAGCCTATCAGTACATGCTTGGCGGCGTGGTGGATGCTTTCAATCTGGTGATGACTTCGCAGGCCCTCGTCAAGGGGACGGCCAGCATCAAGGCCATGTCCTCCAACATCACGACCACGCGCTTCGTGGGTTCAACGGATAACACGGTGGAAGCCCGTGACGTGATGAATTCCTCGTCCAACGTGGCACGAATCGCGGAAGCCGGAACGGCGCTGGCGACCCCCGTGTACGCGATGGAATTGAGCATGGACATTGCCAACAATGTCCGTCAGTTGCCGGGAATCGGTCAGATTGGGTTCGTCGGCATCAATTTGGGTCGTCAGGTGATTACCGGGTCGGCCAAGTTCTATTTCGGGGACACCACGATTCTGGCGAAGGCGATTGCGAATACCGCGACTTCGCTGGATTGGGCGATCACGGATTCCAGTGGCTACACCTACCAGTTCGATCTGCCGAAGGTCAAACTCGCAACGGCGCAAGCCGTGGTGGGTGGGCTGGATCAGGACATCATGGTGGATTGCACCTACAACGCGCTGCGATACACCAATCCGGCGTCGGTGAATTATCAGGTGCAGGTGCAGCGGTGCGAGCAGGTCGGAGTTGCGACGGCGACGATCTAACAATTGTTGGGACTTCAGCACAATGACCCTGTGCTGGGGAGCGGAGCGAAACCATGCCCCGGAGGTATCGCCAGAGCGCAAGCGATGGGGGTTACGATACTGAAGGGGCATCTTTCTTTCGAGGATGATATGGCAACGAATCTGCACAAGCGGTTTGCAACGGACGACAAGGCGGAACGTGACGGCGCGTGGGTCATGATGCAGGAAGGCGTTGAATTCAAGGTGATCTCGGACAACACGGCGCGGATTCGGGAACTCCGACACCGCTTGGTGTGGCAGAAGTATCGAGCGCACTACTCGCGCATGGATGTGCCGCCCCATATTGAAGATGCCGTGAATATCGCTCTCGCAACAGCGTTGATCGTTGACTGGCGTGGCGTGACAGATGACGCAGGGGTCATTATTCCGTTTTCCGCAGCGGCGGCAGAGGCGATGATGACCGAATTGCGAGAAGTGCGGACGAACGTGTTGTTTCTTGGTGGGGCGGCGGAGACGTTTCGGAAACAGAGTGTGGAGGAGATGGCAAAAAACTCCGACACGCCCTGAATGCACAACTCACGCTAGAGAATCCGGAAACGATCATCCGGAGTGCATTGTTAGCAGGGCACGATCCGCCTGAAAGGGCGCTGGCGGCGTTTGAGGTCTGGCCGATCTGTCTCCCGTTGCGAGAAGCGTGGTTGAGTTTACACCGAGCACGGCAGTATGACGGAGCCAGCGGGATGCCACAACCGCTGGCCTATAGTGAGGTCGTCATGTACGCGGAGTGGCATGGCTATACCGATTCTCAGGTAGACCTCGACGAGTTTGTCGAGTTGGTGTATGCCCAAGAAATAGAGTATTTGAACGTCACCGGGGAGAAGCGCAAACAAACCAATGGCTGATGAAATCCTGAAGGTCGGGGTCGTCATTGATAGCTCGGGAGCCACTACAGGGGCTTCCGAGGTGGTACGGAGTTTTGAGAACATCGCACTGGCGGTTGAAAAAGCGGGGACGCGGTACACGATACTCGAAAAAGCCGGACATAATGCTGCGACTGCATACAACAAACTTTCCGTCGAGGAAAGAAATACGGATGCTGGTCGTGCTGAACGCAACAAAATGATTGAGGCGCGAGCGAAACTCATCCCGCAAATCACCGCTGCAAACAAGGAATTGACCGACAGTACAATGCGCCTTGTCTCGGCTGAAAAAGCCGTAGAAGAAGAAGCACAAAAAAATACTGGTGCGTTTAAACGTGTAGGCGAAGGCGCTGAAGGCGCTGGGTTCCATGTAGGGCGTATGGGCCTCATGATGGCCTCGATGGCAGGGCACGCCGCTGGGGTGCCGCCGATCATTGATCATATCGTCTATTCCATGGGGTCCATGGTTACTGGCGCTGCGAAGATGACGGCGATTTTAGCGATCATTGCCGCTATGGCTGCGGCCTACCAGTATCTCACCAAAGCGTCAAGGGAAGCAGAAAAAGCACAAGACGATGCCCGTAAGGCCATTCAAGGAGAAGCGGGGTTTCAAAAAGGGAGTGCTGGACAACGTGCTTCCCTTGCTCAAGATGCGGCGGACAGGACGAGGGAGGAGGCTTTCAATGACAAAACTAGTTGGGCAACCGTGGGTCGGCACGCGATAACAGCGGGTCTCCGCGCTATCCCGATTGTTGGGTTGTTGGCGGGAAATCGCCAAAGCGACGAAGAACATCAAGCCGAAATGAATCAGAAGGCCATTGAAGCGGAAGCGGACGCTCGGTTGGCGTTGATTGTCGTTAAGAAACAGCATATCGCCACCATCCAAGGACTTCTCGGGAGCTACGCTTCACTGCGTACCGCGCATATCGCGACGGCGGCAGACTTGGTTCGGGAAGCTGAGTTGGAAAAAGAATTGGCCGCAGCGGTCGCGGCAGCAGGGCCGGGGTCGGCGCTTGATATTGCCGACAGGCTTCGCAAGCACGGAATCGCTGAACAAGGCTTACAGGATCAAGCGAATTTACGGAAAGCCGCCGAAGCGGAAAATGATTTGAATGTGTCGATTGCGGAATCACAGGCGCGATTAACCGCCATCCGTGCTGTCGATGTGTCGGTCGTATTCCAAGCGACCAAGGGTGTTACGGACCTCACGAAGCAACAAGACGATCATCACAAGTCGCTGGCAGCGGGCGCGGCTCTGTGGTCAGCACACGTTGCTGGACTGGTAGGGGGCACTGAGCGCACCCTGACCTTTAACGAAGCCTTGAAATCGACGGTGAGAGCAACCCGAGAACGAGCCGAAGGGCTGCTACGCCAAGGGGAGGCCGCCACGCAGGCAGGACGGAGCGAATCCGAGGCCAACGAGGCTCTTGCGTTAGCGACGACCCACTACAAGGCGGCGGAGAGCGTCCGAAAAGCGAACGTGGTTGCACAGGGCCAATTGAATGCGGCGACGACGGGTGGTAAGCTGGCGCTTGAAGCATACAACGTCAGTTTGGTCTATCAGAATACGCTTGACGCTGAACGGGCAGCCGGGAACACGAAGAACGCTGAAGCCGTTGCACGCCAAGCACAAGAAACCGCCGACCTCGGGGTTGCTACAACAAAAACCCTTGCGGTCCAAGACCTCGACCTCAGTAGTTCCAATGCGCTTCTCGTTGCACGGGGACAACTCGACGCCGTGACTCGCGGTGGACAGGCCGCCCTCGATGCGTACAACGAAAGCGTTGTCTATGGCAATACGGTACGAGAGGTTGAATTAAAGGGGCTGGGGTCAGTGGCGGCTACCCGCATTGCGGAACGCAATCAATTGACCGCCAACGCCAATCACTTGACCGAGGAAGCAAAAAAGAAAGGCGAAGAAGCTCGTCGCCTCGCGGTCGAGCCGTTTATTGCTGCTGTACGCGGGATGCAGGACGCCTTTGGGAAAACTTTTGAATCCATCTTTACGAGCGGGATTACCGGGTTCGCATCGTTTACGAGTGCGATCAAGAAGATGTTTGTGACGATGATGGCACAGATCGCTGCGGCCATGACCATTAAGGCGCTTGGGCTGGACAAACTCCTGTTGCAGTTGACGGAGAGCATCAAAGGTGGGGCACGACAAATAGCCGGTGCGTCGTCTATGGTCGCCGGAGTGGGGGCGATGGATTTTGGGGGGGACGGCACTGGCACTGGCGGCGGTATTCCGATGCCCTCGATGCCCGGTGGAAAAGGCTGGTCGTTTGGTCATGGATTCAGTGGTAAGGGCGCTGGTTTCGCCAATGCGGCAGCGGGATTAGGTGCTGGCCTGATGGGGGCAGGACTTGGGACTCAGTTTGGCGGGAACGCAGCCGGTGGCGCAGCGATTGGGGCACTGACTGGCGCAGCGGCGGGGTTTGCCTCTGGTGGCCCGGTGGGAGCGATTGTGGGTGGTGTTGTGGGGATGGTCGGTGGCCTTTTGGGGGCCGGGGCCAAAGCCCGCGAAGCCGCCAAGAAAATGGCTGATGCGAAGAAGTCATGGGAGACCGCCTTGGCGGATTTCGTCGCTATCGCGCACCCGCGTGGTATGTTGGGCGACGGAATAAATCAACTGCAAAAACAAGCGCAAGAATTACAAAAAGCCGCGAGTGAAGCTGTCGGTGGGGATGCCAAATCTAGGAAACAGATTCTTGGCGGTGGCGATGTAACCAAATTGAGCCAGCAGCAAATTCAAGCGGCGATTAATCAGAAGAATCTGGAAATCTCGTATGGTGGGTCTGGTCGAGCGGCGAGAGACTATCTGGTTGAGTTGTTGAAGTTACGCAAAGCTTACGACGAAAACGTGGAAGCTATCAAAAAGGAAATCGCGCTCCGTGAAAAACGGACAGGGGAGGATTTTGCTGTAGAAGCTCTGCGCCTCAAGGGGAGTGATGCCGCCGCCGACACGATGGCGTTGCAATTGTCGAATCAACGTCAGTACGACGACATGGTGAAGGAAATGGGTCCGGCACTGAATCAGGCATTGCTTGATCAACAGCAATACGTGGCGGGCCTGCGGGAAGAAGCGTTGGCGAAGCGACAGGCCATCGAGGCAATCAACGACGCGGCCAAGGCGGTGGCGGAGGAGATGGACCTCAAGCAAAACGAAGTGCGCGTGGCGAAGGACAGCGCCGAGCAAGTGCGCTTGCGCGGGGAGAGCGCGTCCAACGACATTACTCGCCGTCGCGACACCGGGGAAATGACACCCGAGATGGCCGAACGGTGGTTCAAGGTTATTGCTGCCGATGTGGCTTCAGGCTTGAAAGACATCGCGGACGCGGCTCAAGAGGTGATTGATCGGGAGGCTGCGACGGCGGCGGCTATCGCGTCGTACAACGTCGCCACGCAGGCAGACCTTCAGCTTCGGCAGGACGCGACCAAGATCACCGAATTCTCCACGCTTGCTGAACGGCAGGCATTCGAGGACAAGGTGCGCCACCTCGAACAGCAGCGCGAGCGCGAGCGCATGGTCGCGGAACACGCCTCCGAGGCCACGCTCGCCATGTTCGATCTGACCGTGGGAATGGAGGACATGGCGGTGGCTGCGCTGCGCGTGGCCGATGCGGCGAAGATTGCACAGAAGGCGCTCGATGATAAGGCGCAGGCGGCGAGAGAGGAAGCTGCTGCACGGCAGGACATGGATGTGCGCCACTTGCGGGCGCTCGGGCAAGAGGCTGCCGCCGACGATCTGGCGTTCAACATTGCGCAACGCCGCGAACGCGCCGACGCGGTGGCCGCAGGGCGCTCGCTGGCGTATCTCACTGATCTCGACGCTCTGCAGCATGACGAAGCCATCAAACGTCAGAGCGACATCGCGCTGGCGGCGGCGGCGAACAGCGCTGCCGCCTCGGATCAGAACATCACCTCGGTCGAGCGACGGGCGTTTGCCACGACCGAAGCGGCGGGCTACCTCGCCAGCATGAACATCTACCTTCGCGAAATCAGCTACAACACCAGTAGCCTTCGCTCCGGCGATATGGTACCCGCACTCAATGTGGGCGGCCTCAACTACGGTGGTGGGGGGAGCGCGGGAGGTGTCACCATTGTGGTGAATGTCAGTGGCGACGTGCTGAACAACCCCACCGAACTCGGCCAAGCGGTGCTGACCGCGATTGACTCGTCCATGTCGAAGCGCAGTAACGTCAAGGGCGGCGCGAGCGGCACCGTCCGGGTGATCTAATGGCGTCCGTCAGCGTCCTCTCGAATGTCGCCTGTGCGGGCGGGACCGTGGTCCGCCGTATCGTGGACTGGCAGAGCCTGACCTATGGAGAGAGCCTCGCGGGGGATGAGGGCTGTACGCTGGTCTTGCCCAACCAATCGGATACCATCGCGGACTGTACGGTTCGCGCCGTTCTGAGCGTGGTGGATACCGGCATCACCACGGAATACCGCATTCTGCGGGTGGACGACGACCTGAATACGCCCACAACGACCGTGACGGCGACCCCGATTCTACATGACCTCGGACGCGCCCCTCTCTCGCAGACGCTGGCGGGGTTGCAGACCTTCGCGCTCGCCACGACCTCGCTGACCATCACGCAATGGATTGACAACTACATTCTGCCGTCCCTCGTCACCAATGGTATCTCGTGGGTGGCGCGTGGCATCGTGATCCCGACCGGCCTTGTGACGGCCAGCTACACGCGACAGACGCCGTTGGGGCTGCTGCGGTCGGTGGTGGCAAACTCCGTGTATGAGCTTCAGCTTCGACGGAACGGCACCACCAACTATCTCATTGATGTGGTGGTGATTGACAAAACCAACGGCATCAACCCGGTGGCCTTTGTTGGGCGCAACGTCACCGCCCGCACGCGCTCGCAGGACGGCGACAGACAATACACCGTCATCGTGCCGACCGGCGTAACGCCAGCCGGTGATACGCGGGCGAGTGGGATTGAGCAGACCGCGTTCGCCGTGCATACCACCCCGTCTGGCGCGACAGTCAAGATCAAGGACGCCAAGAACACCTCGGCCAAGGCCTTGCAGGTGGATGGACAGTTGAGCACCAGCTACGCAGAAATCTTGCCGCCGCCTGTCGTTCCGCAGGGGAACTCACCGTGGATGACTGCGACCGCGTCCGTGGATGGGTTCGCAGGCGAAAACACTAGTGCGATCTGGAAGGGTATTGTGGGGGGTACGAGCAACCCCGGTCGCCAGTTGTCGTCCGTCGTCTACAACACGGTGAACGCCAAATTCTATCTGTTCACGGTGGAAGCTGATAGCGGGGCAGGATCGAACTGGTTGGTCGTGTGGCGCATTGATCCGACCACGATGCAGTATGATGCCAAATACATCAAGTCGGGCGTCACCTTTCCGGCTCCCCAATGGCGCACCATCGGGTTCTCGCCTTCTGGCACAGCGGGCACGTTGTTGATCTATGCCGACGATTCTCCGCCTACGCACGTCACCGCTCGCGCCATCACCTTCGACTGCAATGCGGGGACGTTCTCGACGGAGGCCACACTCGGGTACACCAAAAACGCCGGAGAATTGGTTGACCACCCCGCTGGGGTGTCCTCAGCGCAAGATTCCTGTGGGGGTGGTGTTGCCACATGGATGGTCACACCTGCTGCGTGGCTGGTCTGCTACTGCAACAATGGCGGCACCGGTAATATGTACACGGTCCACATCACCGCCGCGAGTCCGCCTGTGTTCACCAATTATGGCCCGCACTTCGCCGGGAGCGCTCCCGCGCAAAACTACATCAACGCGATGCCCCTGTACTGCACCAGCGGGAATCGAGTGCTGATGTGGGTCGGTGGCGGCGTCTCCGCGTGGAAGGTCTACAACCCGAGTGTGCAAACCTTTGCCAATCCGACGGGCCTGACCGCTGCCGCGCCAGAATGGATGTGGTACGACCCCGTTGCCACCGTCGCCGTCATTGGGGTTACCAGCACGAATCGCATTGAGTGGTATAACGCCTCAAGCGATACGGTCCCGAACACGTTGGCCGACACGACCGCCGTGGCCGACTGGCATACGTTGGCGCTGCAGAGCGTCCAGAGCATGGGGGCCTACGATGCGGTGGGCAACCGCTACCTCTATATGCGAACGGCCAACCTCGCTTCCACGCAGCAATGGTATCAGATTGACCTCACCAACCACACCAAGACGCTCGCCACCGGGATGGTGCAGGGCATCGCGAACCATCCGATGGGCACGACAAACAGTGACAATTACTACGGGGGATTTTTCCTGTGGTACGATACCGCCCGTAAGCTGGTGTGGCAGCACTACCCCGGTGGGGCCTTCGTGGGGTGTCGTCCGATGACCTCCGCCCCATTCCTAGCGCAACTCACGGCTTCGGTTGCGGACGATGGGAGCGGAGTCAGTACGATCACGCCAGACGACACCGGCTTGTTCAAGGATACGGGGTACGTTGTGGCGGCGAACCCGTCGAGCGGGGTGCAGTTGGAAATGCGCCGCGACTCCTCACGGAACCTCCCTGCTGAAATGCCAAACGCCTCGGCCATCGCCACCTATGGCCGCATCGTTGGGTTTGCCGACGCGTCCCGCTATGGGTATCGCGGGGAGCACCAGTTGTTCTATGACCCCCTGCATCGCGACACGCTCACGACCGACACATGGGTCAAGCACCCCCATTGGCATCGGCCCGGTCGTGCCTACGGAGATCGCGGTCATTTTCTGAGCAGTCATGTTGTGGCGCGAGCCAGCCACCCGCTCGTTGCCGCCGCCGAGTCGAATATCAAGTGCAATGGGGCCGCGACCGGTGGGGCGTACACGGTGGCGTTGAAGGGGTTCGCGGCCAACCGCTGGGTGCCGCTCTGGACGCGCATCACGACGCCGTGGACGGCGACCTATGTGCAAGCCGACGTACAGGCCGATGGGAGCGGCAACGTCACCGTGGCGCTGATTCTTCCTTTGAGTGCTGGTGCAGCAGACAACACGGCGGTGACGCTGGTCATTCCCAATCTCGCCGTCCCCACATGGGGGGTCGCTGCCGAGGCGCTGGTGAATGGCGTCGGGCAGGGCGCAACGGTGGCTCGCGTGCTCGTGGTGCCGTGGCTACCAGCACGCACAACTCTTCGCGTCACGGCATGGGTGTCACACTTCCATCCGGTGGTCGGGGCTGTGGCGGACCCCGGCACTATCACCATGCGCATCTTGACGGACCGCACGAACACGGACGTCTTATGGTCTGGCACGTTCCCGGCGAATTCCAGCACGACGGCGGCGGTGGCGAACCTTACGCTTACACAGACCATCACCGAGGCTCAGTGTAACCATCCTCTGTGGGTGAGCCTGACCCCTGCGTCGGCCCCGACCTTTGTGTTGTGGGGCATCTCCGCGTATTTGGGCACCGAAACGGTGTCGGAGCCCTTCGAGCAGAGCTACGCGAACGACCTGTGGCAGTATGGCGCGAACATTCTCAATGATTCCTCCTCCCCACCGATTGCCTATCGGGTCGGGGTGCTGGAAGATGATCCTGCCGCACCGTTCGCGTTGGGCGGGACGGTGCTGCTGCGCGACCCTGAACGCGGGATTGCTGCCACTCCACGCATTGTGGCGGTGACGCGAAGCATCGAGAACGACAACGAGGTGCAGACCCCGGTGGCCCCGACGATTGATCTGGACAATCGCCCACAATCGCTGATCCAGACTTTGGTGGATAAGGGGAGCGTCTGATGACGGACATCTGGATCAACGGGCGCGACATTGTGGATTTTCGTTGTGTAGCGACCAGCCTTTCAGGGTGGAGCGATCTGTCGAGCGCTCAACTGGACGCCGTGGCGATCTCCGGTCGGGCTGGGTCGTGGCTGGCGATCCCGGCAACGTATCCGCGTCGCACCATGCGTTTTGGTTTGTATTTCACGCCAACCAGCGTGGCGACTCGCAAGACGGAATTGGATGCGCTGATGCTGGCGCTGCAAGGCGTGATCGAGGTACGCATCAACGACGACCCCAACCGTTTTGTGTATGCTCGCGTGGCGTCGAGCAGCCTAGAGGGCGTCGGGTCCGCGTCGCTGGCGATCAGGGAGGCCCTGCTCGACCTACAACTGGAATCCACCGACCCATACTTCTATGCACTGGTGGCCGAGGTGACGCATATCCTTTGCGATGGTGCCACCTACACAGCGGTTCCGGTGGGCACCGCTCCGCAAGGTGGCTTTCTACGGCTCGTGGGCGCGGGCACCAGCCCGTGTACCATCGTGATTGCCGACCGTGCGGGCACCCCGCGCTACACCATGACGCTGACAACGACATGGACTGCGGCGGAGTATGTGGACATTGACTTCGATCAATGGACGATCACGCGCTGGAATAACGTCACCAGCACCAACATCATGGCGACGTTAGGCACGACGGAAACCTTCCCGATCTTTGATCCGGGGGATGCACCGATGGTGAAGATCACCAACGCGGTGAGCGCGACCTACTACAGCCGCAAGGCGTACCTGTCGTGAAGCGCCCCAATCCGCAGCCGCGCTCGCAAGTCAGTCGGCGGTCGAGCCTGCTGTTCGACCTGCGCACCGACTACATCCTGCGCACGCCGCTCACGCTGGCGGGCCTCAACTCCGGCCAGACCGCGACCTATGTGCGCGACACGGTGGCCTATGGGGTGGACAGCGCCGGGAAACCGTACAAGGTAGCTAACTATCAATGGCGGGGAGCGCGAGCGGGGACGGTCAGCCCTTACGAAACGGCGCTGCTGCTGGAACCGGCTCGCACCAATCGCATCATTCAGTCGGAGGATTTCGGCACCTCATGGACGGTGATTGGCACCCCGACCCGCACGGCGGCGGCGCTCAAGTGCGGCGATGTGGTGCTGGACCTCATTGGGGACGACACGGCGGCGACTGCCGAGGGGTATACCAATACCTCGTTAATCGGGTTTGTGGGCGATGCGATCAAGACCATCGGCATCCACATGGCGGCGGGCACCTCCACCAGCACGGCGCTGCGCTTGCGCGATTCGACGGCGGGTGCCAACCGACTGTTGTGTATTGTCACATGGGCCGGTGGGGTGCCAACGGTGGTGATGACGACCGGCTCCGCTGCCGGAAGCCCGGTGGCGCTGGCGAATGGGGTCTACTACTTCGAGTTTCAGACTACCAGCGTCACCGCCGCGAGTACCAATAAGCTGGAAGTGTACCCTGCCTCAGACGCCGCACTGGCAATTGCCAACACCGGCACCGTGTACGCGGGCGGGGTCGTGGCGTATGATGCGTTGTCGGGGGGCGGCTACATCAAGACGACCACGGTGGCCGTCGCGCGCAACGGCGACGCGCTGACCTATCCGGCGCTCTGGCCGCTGTCGGTCAACGAGACATGGTACGCTCGCGTGGCGAACCCGCTCTGGAACGGGCTGGCAGGCACGTTGACCGACAACTATCTCATCTCGCGGGGTACATCTGGCTCGCGGCTGGCGGTGCGTTTTGAAGCGACGGCTCGCTACATTGACGCCGTGGTGTACGACGGGACGACGACCCAGTTTCGCGCTGACCCGATACCGGCTCCGGTGGCCGGGTACCTCGACTTTTCGGTGCAGTTTAAGAACCTCACGACCGCTGCACAGGCCGCGATTGATACGGGCGCAGGCCTCTCGGCCTTCTGCACAGCAGTTACCGGGCTCGGCTCCTTGACGAACACGCTGTATGTGGGCGATCAGGCATGGAGCACCGGCAACCAAGCTAACGTGGGTGTGACGCACCTCAAGATCGCCTCGGGGCTGCAAACGCTGGCCTACATGCGAACGATCTACTAAAGGCGGACCTATGGCGGCCACAGAACAAGACGTATTCAATCTCCGCTCGGACGAAGCGTTCATGGTGCGCTGCACCGTGCAAGCGGTCGTCGCTGCGGTTGCCGTGCTGTCGGAAGCGACCACCGTAGCGAGTCACAAGGAGCGGGTGATCTGGGCACGCAAGACCGTCGAGAATCCGAGGAGTTCGGTCGAAGTGTTCTTCTGGGCCATTGTCGGCAACTCGGGGGTCTACACTAAGGCCGACGCACCAGCCACGATTACTTCGACCAACCTGCTCGACGCGATTTCCGCCGCGCTGACCGGGCTGGTCGGGGATTTGTCGGCGCTCTGATGCAACGCGCTGAGAGAATGCGATGAACGCTCCGCTGTTGTTCTTTGTCGTCGGGGGGGTGGTGTCCATTGTGACGGGCCTCGTGGTGCGACTGACCTTGACGAAACCGTTAGAGACGATCCACGGTCTTGTGAACGCCCGCATGAGCGAGGCGCAGGCGCAGATCACCAAGGCCGAGGAGAAGATCGCGGCGCTCGAAGCCACGGTGCTGAGTCTGCAAACGAAGGGCCAACGGAGGAAACCATGACGCTCGCCCTTGACTTTCGCAAGGTGGTGGGAGTGCTCGGCGGCATCGTCGCCATCACCTCGTTCATGACGGGGATGATTCTGTGGCTCGGCGGCAGCCTGTTGTCGCCGGGGGCGAAGCTGGACTTGGAGCGACAGGAACGCAAGGACGCCGACATGAGGTTCACGACCACGGTAGAGTCTATTCAGGCAATCGTGGGGACGAACGGGAAGAAACTTAGTACCGTGCAGGATACCGTGAGCCTCATCGGTGTGCGGCAAATGCTGGTGCTCTGTCGCTTGTTCACGCCGACCGAATTGGCGTTGATCCAGCGGGGGCGGATACCAGAAGTGGCGTGTCCTAACTTCGTACGACCGAGTAGACAGGGGGCGCAATGATGCCCACACGCGAACGGAACGAGGTGCCGTGGTGGCTGGTTTCGGGGACGGGAGTCGCGTTGGTGTTCACCGCCATCATCGCCCATGTCGTGTGGGGAGAGCGAATGAGTGAGCACTTCACGATGGAAGTGATGGCGTTCGGGGGCCTGATGGCCGGAACCAAGACGGCCAAGGATGTGACCGGCAAGGTGCTCAAGGACCGACGCCTTCGGCGGGACACCGCCGAACACCGGAACCCGTCCTGATGTTTCCCTATCGGGGATGGCCGCTCGTGGCCCAACTCCTCTGGCACCCGCTTCGGGCGCTGGATTGCGTGGACGATCACGGCAAAGTGGATCACGGCAAGGCGATTGGCGTCGTGTTTGTGCTGGCCGTGCTGATCGAAAAGGCGTGGGGTGTCGTGTTCTCAGTTGGAGAACTGATCGTGCTGGCGTCGGCCATCTTCGGGGCGCGAATGTTCATGGCCTTCCTCAAGAGCAAGGCAGCGACATCAACCGAATCGAGGACGATCATTGACCAGACGACGCGGGTGATTCAGGAACGGCGCACAGACGGGGTGGAGCCGACCCATGACTGACCTTGAGCGCGTGCTGCTGATCGCGGACACGCAGGTCAACGTGACCGAGTGCCCCCCAAACACTAACAGCGGCCTCAAGGTGGAGGAATATCTGGCGGTGGTCGGGCTCAAGAAGGGTGATCCGTGGTGTGCGGCGGCGGTCGCGTGGGTCGGGGTCAAGGCCATCGGGAACCGGTGGCCCCTAACCCTAACGGGTGGCTGCCAGATGTTGTATGAGAAGTCGAAGGCGAAGGGGCTGGTCGTCGAAGCTCCGGTCGCCGGGGATGTGTTCCTGCTCTGGTTCCCCAAGATGAACCGCTTCGCGCATACCGGGTTCGTCGAGAAGGTGAACGCAGACGGCAGTTGCAGCACGCTGGAAGGCAATACGTCGGGCGCGGGCAGCCGGGAGGGGTGGGGTTACTTCCGCCGCACCCGAACATTTGGGCCGCTGGATCGCTTTATCCGGTGGGCAGTTTAACTTGGCGGCGGAAGCCGCCTCACAGGGGGGGACGTATGAAAGATCTTTTCATGTTCATGATTCCGATTGTCGTGGCGGCGGTGCTTGTCCCACTCTACGACAAGATCAAGAAAGGCGTGTCGTTGCTGGACGGATTGCCAGCGCCTGTCACGCAAATCATCGTCGGGGTGAGTGCATGGCTGTTCACCAAAGCGGTGGCGGCGGGCATCGCGTTGACCGGAGCCGACCTGACCACGCTCACGCAAGGTGACGTCGGGGCGCTGGCGAGTGCCGGGCTGGCGTATGTGTTCAAGCTTTCGCAGAAAAAGACCGCGTAGCATGGCGATTCACCGCGTCGTAGTCGCCACATGGCCGGATGGCCTTACCTTGACGGTCCCGCTGGTTGGGTCGTCATGGATTCCGCGACTTCTCGGCCACAACGCGGTGACGCTGTTCGGCACCGTGCGGTTCAGAAAAGCAGAACACGTATTGTATGCCCCAACGTTTCTGGCCCTGCTCCGGCATGAGTGTACCCATGCACGGCAGGAGCATGAGCGCGGCGGGTGGCGGGTGATTTGGCAACGCATTTGGCAAGGGGCACACGGCGAACTTGAAGCGGCGGGCAAGGCGGCGGCGCTCGGCACCGTGCCGACGATCACATTCTGAAGGAGTGCATCGTATGAAATGGATTCTGGCCGTCGCGCTCATGGCAGCCTGCACCACCGCGAGCGGCACGCCACGCCCGCCCGCGAATCTCGCGTTGGCGGATTTCGCCCCGACGATGTTCGCGCCGGGCGATTCCCTGCCCTACAAGCTCCGCTGGGGCAAGGGGGCGCGAGCGACGGGCTACCGGGTCACGGTGGCGTCCACTCCGGCGGGCTGGTCGGGGCTGCCGACCGGGACGGCGGTGACGGATACCTCGCTGGCGTTCACCGCTCTTGGCCCGGCGGTGTGGGACTCGGTGACCTTCACCGCGAGCGTGGTGAGCACGCAGAGCGGGAAAACGTCTGCTGCGTCCACGGTGACATGGAAAGTGATGAAGGGACCGGGCGCCCCGGGACCGATTCAGGTGGATAGCTCGCTGGTGGTCATTGCGCTCGATGTGAAGCCCGACCGCCCGACGATTGTCGCGAGGCAGCAGCAACAGTTTTGCGCCTTCCTGACCTTCCACGGGGGCGCGGTGGCGGAACGGACGCAGGACCGACCGGGCTGTGATGCGTTGTACGCGGCGCTCCCGACGCGGGTGGCGGTGGTGAGTCCGCGCCAGCAGGCGGTGGCGGACCTGTTCTGCCTGGAGTGGAAACAAAGTGGCGGCACGATCACCGCGAGCGGCTGCGATCTCGTGCAGATCGCGCTATGACCACCGACCGGGGTGGGCTTGGCCGACGCGACAGGGATGGCGTGAAAAATCCTCCGCACACCGCAATCCACGGTGGAGGTCGGTCAAGTCCTGCCCCTCTTTCGGTGCCGGACCATTTGCAGGGACCGCAGCGCCCCGGACGGGCATGGGGTGATGCGGAGTTGATCGCGCACCGTCAAGCGCGGTGGGATTTGATGCGACAGCTGGTGGTTGACGGACACTCCAAAGCGACGGTGGCCCGCGCCTTCGGGGTGCATGTGTCGAGCGTAGACAAGGCAATTCTCCGCACCACAGAAAGGGCCTAGCTCATGCCGAACGCGGTACTCTGGCAAGCGGCTCCGCTCAGTCGGGGCACCGGGCTCACCACCGAACTCAACTCCCTCGCCAATGTGGGGTTCTCGGCGGTGGGCACCGCGTTCGACAACACGGTGAACGGCGATCAATTCGGCTGGGCCGACATTGTGCTCGAGTCGCTGACCCCAGCGGCGGGGGCGTATCTGGAGCTGTACCTCGTGCAATCGCTGGACGGCACGACCTACGAGGATGCCCCGTCCAGCACCAACCCCGGTACCCACATGCTGGCGGCGCGGGTGTTGGTGACGACCGGCGCCGCCGCCAAGCGGATCATGACGCCGCTGTTCCTGCTCCCGGCCGGGAAGTTCAAGCCGGTGCTCTACAACGCGACCGGCGTGGCGTTCGCGGCGTCCGCCAACACCGTGACGCTCTATACCGGAAACGACGAACTCCAATGATCGATCTCGCGGCGCTCAAAACCGAACTGCTGACCGACCCGACCGGACGGGGCTATGCGGTACCGCTCGCCACCGGCACGGATTGGGTGGCAGCTGACCTGCTGAACGCGGTGCAGGCGACGATTGACATTGATCGCGGGGTGATCCCGGCCTACGAGATCATCAACGCCACGGTGGCCACCGAGTGGACCGCGCTCAGTGCCGCCGAGAAACAACGGTATCAGACGCTGACCGGCGCGGGGCAGGTGGATAGCAGCAACGCCAATGTGCGAGCGGCGTTCGCGGCGATGTTCACTCTCGGCCCCACCCGCACGGCCCTGACGGCGCTCCTGACCCGCAAGGGCAGTCGGGCCGAGCAACTGTTCGGGCAGAGCGTCAGCGTGGCCGACGTGTCGCGGGCGCGGGCGAGCTAACGATGCCACGCGGCGTGCGGTCCTTCCAGCAGTCGGCGGCGTTGACGTTCGGCGCCGCGACCAGCGACCGGGTGAACTGCGGCGTGTGTGATGCGGCGACGGGCGACACCATGACCACCATCGGGTGGGTGTACCCCACCACACTCGCGAACCTGAAAGTACCGTTTTCAAAAGAAATCGCTGCAACAAACGACGGATGGATCACACAGTTTCGCGGCACCACAGAGTTTCGCCTGTTCTCGAACAATGATACGCTGGCCAATGGAAACTGTGTCTACGAAACCACCGACGCCGGACTGGTGGTCAACACGTGGTATTGTCTGGCGGTCCAGATCAACAACGCCGGGGGTGCTGGTGATCGAATGAGGCTGTTCGTCGGTGATCTCGTTCGCCCGATGCGACGATGTGCCGTGACGGTGGGCACGGACAAGTCCAACGGGTTTACCTCGCTCGCCACAGCCTCACTCGGGTTAGGCAACAAAACCAAGGGCAGCCCCACGTCCGCCATATCGGGGCGGCTTGGTGCAGCGGCCTATTTCGGAACGCGCCTCCTCACGCTGCCCGAACTCCAGGCGTGGAAAGTCTCCGCGCTGGATGAGCCGTTCCCTGCGGTGATGTCGGGCTGTGTGGGCCTCTGGTATCCCGGCAAGGAGGGCGCGGGTGTCGTGCTCGATCACTCCGGCTACCACAACACCGGCACCGTGACCGGGGCCACGCTGGGGCTGGGGCTGGCGCTGCCCGCCCTCCGGTTTCGCCCGCGTGCGCCGTACCGCGTGCCGGATGGTTTCACCTGGGCCAATGACGACGGCTGGATGACGAGCGGGATGGTCGAGCCGTCTGCGACCGCATTATGGGGAGGATGACGATGGCTGACCTGTTGCCGGATTCCCGTCCACGGCTCGTACGTGGGGCTCGACTCGGTGCCGATGGGGCCTACTGGATTCCCATCTACTGCTACAACTGCGGCGTCGCCGGAGGCAGCGTACCGGAGCAGAACATGCGTTTCGTGTCGTGGCTCTGTAAGGAATGCGCCGCCACCTACGCGGTCGCGCAAAATGAATTGCTCATGCCGGACGAAGTGTTTTGGGAGTTGGTTGCTCAAGAGCAGATGGATCAATTCGGTCGGCCCTTGACCGAGCAGGAACTCGTGCAAGTCGTGGAAGCGGACGCCACCCCGCTCGCCGCGCTCATCAAACAGGGTGGCGCTTCATAAGGAGGTAGTGGTATGCCGATGGTCTATGGGTTCGATGGTGCTCCGGCGACGCCGTACACGACGCACGCCACGCCCAACACCGAAGACCCGACGCTCGTGCTACGCGGCGGGGCGCGCAACGCTGATGTGCAGGCGATCTATGTGCAGGGCCGGGGCGCGAGCCTGACCGCGATCACCGGCATCGGCTACCGCATTCGGCGGTGGACGACGGCGGGGACGGGCGGGACGGCGGTGGTCGGATCGCCCCGCCGGGCGATGGGTGCAGGCGTGTTCACCGCCTGTCTCATCACGGCGGCGGACAAGGTGAGCGCCATCACAGCGGGCACCGTGTCCGGCGTGTACCAGCTCGCGTTCTCCTGTGGCGCGGCTGGCCCCGGTGGGTGGGTGGCCCCGAACCCCGATTCGACGATCTGCATCGAGGGCGGGTCGAGCGACGAGTTGGACATCAACTCGGTGTGCGGCGTCACGGCGATGGCGCACCACGTTAGCGCCGAAGTCGCTGAGTAAGGATCGATCACACGGCCTACCGAGAGGAGCGCGATTCTCCTCCCGGTAGGTGTGTGACGGGGCATGGCAACAAGACTCTATCTCACCAGTACGGCGGGGGCGCCCGATGGGCTCACCCCCGGATTTGCCGCGTGGACCCGCACCACCGAAGGGGTCCGGCGTCGGCTCCTCGCCTATAAAGATGGTTCCGCTGCCGCCTCGACGACGATCTGGGCGAACGGGGCGGCGGCGGCCAGTGACTCGGCGCTGGCCGTGCAGTTCATTTCCGATCCGCTCGCTGCCGGGATCGCGTTCGTCACCAGCGACACCATCAAGTGCTACATCCGCTGCAATGAGTCGGGTGTCAACGACAACATCAATCGCCAGCCGATTTGCGTCAAAGTTTATTCGCAAGACGGCACGACGCTCCAGGCGACGATGTTGGCCTTGGGTCATGTGGGGCCGAACACGACCGAGTGGATTAACGGGACGCTGACGAGCAAGACGCTGGCCGATGGCGACACCCTGACCACCGGGTACACCACCGTGTCCGGCGACCGACTGGTGATCGAGGTCGGTGGGCAGGTCAGCACGGCGGGCGGAACGACGGTCACGGGCACCATGTCGTTTGGATCGGACAACGCCTCGGACCTCGCGGAAAACGAAACGGGCACCACGGCCCTCAATCCGTGGTTCGAGATCAGCCGGACGCTGGTGTTCACCCCACCCGACGATTCCGAAACTGATGTGTGGAGTGGCGTCGTCCCGGCGATGGCCCAAGCGGCACTAGGCGTCTTTGCCGCTGCCTCGCTGCTGACCACGACGCTGGCGGCTTCGTTCCAATTCAACGACGAGCGTCCGACGCCCGCTGTCCCGGTGATGGATGAGGACTTCCCCGGCCCCCTGCCCGCGCCGCAACTCTGGTGGACGCCGCCGCTGCAGGCCGAACGGCACGATGGCAACGATCTCGCGTGGACGCCCGACGACAACCCCGGCCCGCCGCTCCGACGTTTTGAGAATCCGTGGGTCGTGAGTCGGTGGACGCCCTCGCAGGGGCGCGGCACCTACTTGCCATTGGAGGAACCGGAGGGGC